GATGGTTTGGAAATCCGCATTGGCACGCCTGACGATCTTGATGAGGTGATGCGCCTGTCAACCTTAGCGGCTGGGGAAAACGGGTTCTTGATGCCAGATCCTGAGAAGGTTCTGCATGCAGTGTGGGCTGGTTTGACGCAGCAGGGCGGAATTGTTGGCATTATCGGAAAGCCCGGTGGGCAGATTGAAGGCGGCGTTGTCCTAACAATTGGCGGGATGTGGTACTCCAGTCAGAACGTGGTCGAAGAACGTGTGATCTTCATTCACCCTGACTACCGCAGCGCCAAGGGAGGTCGAGCGCGCAAGCTATGCGAATTCAGTAAGCGGGTTGCAGACACTTTGGGTTTGCCATTGATTATTGGCGTGCTTTCAAATAATAGAACAGAAGCAAAGGTTCGTATGTACGAACGTCAATTGGGCAAACCGGCAGGAGCCTTTTTCCTGCACAATGCCAAGACCGGCGTACTCGCTGGAACGGAGCAGTAAATGGGCGACCTTTTCTACGTGTATGAGCATTGGAGGCCCGATAGGGACGAATGCTTTTACGTAGGTAAAGGTAAGAGCAAGCGGGCGAATGACATGCGTCAGCGCAATCGCTTTCACAAGTTCATTCAGCAAAAGCTGGCCAAAGCGGGTCTATGCGTCGTAGTCCGTCTGGTAGAGACCGATCTTTCCGAGAGCCAAGCATTCGACTTGGAGCGTGAGCGCATTGCCTTTTGGCGCGCGGATGGCGCGGATCTGGCAAACCTGACCGATGGCGGAGAAGGGCCATCTGGCAGAAAGCATACGGAAGAATGGAAGCGGCAGAATAGTGAGCGCATGAAGGGCCGCGTGGCCTCTGAAGAAACTATTGCCTTGCTTTCAAGAAAAGCCAAAGAAAATTGGTCTCGTAGAAAGAGTATTACTTCTTTTGTTGAAGTAAAGGAGAAGTAAGTTGGGCGGAAGTTCTACGACGCAGCAGACTGTGACCATACCGCCAGAGGTATTGGCCCGCTACAACGCCGTCAATAATGAAGCACAGGGGTTGATGAGCACGCCGTTTCAGACGTACGGCGGTGAATTTGTCTCTCCTGTGAACGCCACCCAGCAGGGCGGCATCAATCAGATTTCTCAGAATGCCAATGCTGCACAGCCCTATTATGGCGCTGCCACTGGCGTTGCTGGAGCGGCACTTGGTGCTGCAAGCCCGATTACCGGCCAGCAGATCAATCAGTATATGAGTCCGTATTTGGGCGATGTGGTGGGATCAGAGTCCGCCCTGCTCAACCAGAACAACCAGCAGGCAATGGCTGGGCAATTGGGCAATGCCATTAGCAGTGGGGCCTTTGGTGGCGACCGCGCTGGTATTGCGGCTGCGAACCTGAACCAGCAGCAGCAGATTGCCAATGCTAACATCTACAGCAATCTGCTGAACACCGGATATAACACTGCCCTCCAGACCGCTCAGCAGCAGCAAGCCCAGCAAGTTGGCGCATACCAGACCGGCGCTAATCAGTTGGCGGCATTGGGCGCTGGCGCACAGTCTGCGGCATTGCAGGGCGGACAAGCGCAGATTGCAGCGGGTCAGGTTCAGCAGCAGACTCAGCAGGCGCAAGATACTGCCTTGTATAATCAGTTCTTGCAGCATCAGGCTTATCCGTTCCAGCAGGTGCAGTTTGCTGCCAACATTGCTGAGGGTACGGGCGCTCTGTCTGGCCAGACGCAGACCACGAATCAGCCGGGTGCGATGCTTGCCCGTGGTGGCCGTGCAGGTAAGGCTTATGGGGGTGGCCTGTCTGAAGGCGGCAATGTTCTGCCTCAGCATGCCGGAGAAGGCTTTGCTGTTGGCGGGCTGGCTGGATACGATCCCTCCGCATGGGCCTCGATCCTTTCTGGCCAGCATCCCGGCGCTCCGGTTGGCGGAATTGGCGGAACCGGACTGATGGCGCAGGCCACTGCGGGCGGCGGACAGCACTATACGCTCCCCAGCATTGCTGCACCTAAGGCTCAAGAACCCGGCGCACTGACGAAGGGCCTTGAGAGCGGCGTCTCATCTGCAGTCGATAGCAAGCTGAAAAGCATGCTTGAAAAGCCGAAGCCGCCTGCAGATACCGGGGTCAAGCCGAATGCCCCAACTGGCGTAAATCCTGACGTTTCAGCAATGAGCCATGAAGGGGAGCACGCCCCTGACGCTGGCAGCAATTCTGACACGCAGGTTGCTCCTGCGCAAGGCGCTGAAGCACCTCCAGCAGATGCAAGTCATGATGTCTCTAGCGTGGCTGATGACAGCAATGCGCCAGACTTTTCAGACATGGGCGAAAAACGCGGTGGCCGTATTGGCCTTGCTGGAGGTGGCGTAACTGGCGCTGAGGTCAATGCTGCAATGCCTTATGGCGGTGGCGGCAATGACGCCCTTGAGTCCCTCGACACGGCTGGTGCCAGTAACGCAAGCCTGCCTACGTTGGCTGCTGCACCTAAGCCAAGTGGCGGGATACTAGACAGCATTATGGGCGACGTCGCCAAGATCGGCATTCAGTACGCAATGTCGGGTGCCAAACGTGGCGGCGCTATTAAGGGCTATGCTGATGGTGGTACGCCCGGATATGGCGAATTGGGCATGATCAGCAGTTTGTTCAGCGATCCGGCTCTGCGTCAGATCATGCTGAACGCTATGAAACAAAAGCCCGCTTCTGACGATGATGCCGACTTGCTCAAAGATCCCGCAAGCGATATTGGGAATGAGCAAGAAGCGCCCAAGAGCGAAGATGTGGGCCTTGCTGCGGCCCCCACTCCCGCCAATTCTGCGCCCGCTCCCACCGGACTTGTTCCCGCCAAGGCTGCCGAAGCCAAGGCACCTGCGAACATCAGCAAAATTGCCAGCATGATTGCGGCATCTGAAGGGACTGGCAAGAATCCAATCCCCGGATCTTCCGCAATGGGCAAGGGGCAGTTTGTCAACAAGACGTTCCGTAGCTATGCCGCCAAGGTCGATCCTGCACTGGCGCAAAAGATTGCCGGGATGAGCAATAGCGAATTGACTGCTTATCGCCAGCAGCATGCTGCTGAATTGACTGATGCCCAGAGCAAGATGTACGATACGTACACTAAGGAAAACTACGATCGCCTGACCAAGGCTGGCATCACTCCTGATGCTGGCAGCATGTATCTTGCTCATGCTGTACCGGCTGTGGCACCGAGCATTCTGACTGCTGACCCCAATACGCCGCTGCGCAAGTACCTGAAGCCGGACGAAATCTCCCAGAACTGGCGGATCTTCGGCGGTACCAAAGGCCGCGATGTAAACGAGTATACCACTGGTGATGCTATCCGTGGCACTCGTGCCCGTATGGCGCAGTTCGAGAACAAGTTTGCCGCAGGCGGGCTGGTTGGCCGTAAGGGATATGCCCTTGGTAGAACTGTGGACGATGGGTCTGACGATGGCACTGGTGACGCCACTGGCCTCGCACCAACCGATGCAGATCTGGTCCCTGAGAGCAAGATCGAACAAGGTCCGGGTAAGCGCACTCTGGCAGATGCTCTGTCGGCAATTGACAGTAGCGATCTGACCAATAAGGCATCGGCTCCAAAGGTCGGCTTGAATGCCGCAACTCCCCCTCCGGCAGACGACAGTGCCCAGAACGCAGCCGCCGGTGCCGCTCAAGGCGCTGCTTCGGCTGTGCCTATGCCTGCCGGATTGGCGTCAGGGACGCCAGCGGACAAACCAACAAGTAATGCGGATAATGGGGCCGATACTGATGAACTGAACAAAGCCGCAATTAGTTCTGCGACTGACTTTGTAAACGCCGCTCGGGGCAATGCAAAGCGCGCTCCAGCGGAGCGTTTTCAAGATCTTCTGCAGAACAATGTTAGCCCCAAGCAGGCTTACGAACAAGTTTATGGCACTACCGACGCTTCAAACTTGGGTAGTCTAGTGCAGGGCGTAAAGCACGGAAGTGCAAATGCCATTCTGCCTATTCTGACGGGTCTGGCTGGCGCTGCTACGGCTCGTACGCGCAATTTTGGTACGGCATTGCTGGCCGGTCTGGGGCAAGGCGCTGCAGCATATCAGAATCAGCGCAACTTCGCCGTTGAGTCTGATGTTGCCCAGCGTGAATCTCTTGCCAACCAAGCAAAGGCATTGGCAGAACAACAGAATGTAAACTACTTTGGACAGAAAATGCCGTATGAAATTGCGGGTCTGGCTAATAAGGCTTTCGCTGATAACGTAGCAGCAAAAAGAGTTCAATATCTCTTGCCTGCTGAATATAATGCCGAAGTTGCTAAAGGGTATCTTACTTACAATAATCCAAATGGCGGTTATTATGCAATCCACCCTGCTACTGGAAAGGTTATTGCTCTTGGCCCGCAGCCCGCTGGCACCGAGGGATCACCCACTCCTGTTGGCGTAAGTACGCTTCCCACCAATCAAAAGCCTGTTCCTGCCTATTCTCCAAGCCCGAATACTGTAGGGGCGCAAACTAAGGGTGGCCCTCAACCCACTCCGGCTGGAAAAACTGCTCGTCAAGTTCCTCAAACTGGACAGGCAGGGCAGCCGGTCACTCAAGGGCGTTGGAAGCCAGACACAAGCGCTGGAGATGAACTCTTTACCGACCCTTCTTTTCATGTGAACAAGTGGGCGCTTTCCCCAATTGATAAGCAAGCAATTCTGGATAGACAGTCAACCGTTCCAAAAGAGTTGGAGGCCAATCGCGCCTCTGCAACGGGCGCTGCAGCAGTCATTCCTAAGCTTGACAGAATGACAGCCGACATTCTTTCTCCTGCTAATAAAGGGTTTTTGACTCCGGGCGCAGGCGGTCAGGGTCGTCTTGAGATTGGAAAAAGGGTGAATGCCGCCCTTCAGTCCTTTGGTTTTCCCGCCTTATTTAATACAGCGCCGGGAGAGGAACTTGGCAAACTAAACACCACTACGGCTGCTGAATTGGCAGAGCACCTTAGCGGTCGCTTTGGTAGTTCTATCCTTAAGTCAATGACAACTGCCACACCCGGCTTTGAAAACAGTCCTGTGGCAGGGGTATTGATTGCAGAGGCGTTGAAGCAAGAGGCCATGCGTAATCAGCACTACAGTGAATTCTCCAGTAACTATGCGCTTCATAACCCAATCCATACGCTGGATGGGGTAACGGATGCTTTTAATAGAAAAAATCCTGCAGATGCCTATCTTAAGCAGGCTAGGTTCCAAGCCGCTATAAAGCTGATGGGATCTGCTGTCGCTGGCGGTGACGAAGATGCAAGGGATCTTTTTGCTCACATTTCTAACCCCAAGGCGGTAGAAGCAGCTAGACGAAAGTATGATGCCATTTACGGTAACGGCTTCATTCGCACATTGACTGGGAAGTAATCATGGCAAAAAATGACTACGTTTTGCCTAGCGATAGGGCGAAGACCACTTCAAAAACGAATGGTGCCTCTAGGCCATATGTCCTCCCTAGTGAGCGTAGGGCGCAAAGCAATCCCAAGCCTGCCCCCACAAGCTCGTGGTATGACGCTACTATGGCGGCACTCGGCGCAGTGCCGGGGGCGTTGGTTCGCTCAACTGTGGGCCTCCCCGGAGATATTGATGCAGGAGTAACTTCGCTCGTGCGTGGTGGCCTGCACCAGTACAACACTGGGGTTCGGTACCTCTACAATCAAGCGCGGGGTACTCCGGAAAGCTGGCAGCAATCAGGCCAAGCCGTGACTAAGAAAGAACAAGAGACAGATCAAAAATGGCAAGCTCTGCAGAAAAAATTCAAGCAGAGCCATCCTTATATAGCTGCAATGACCTCTCCGGTAAGCGCGCCAACTTCAAGCCAAATTACTCAGGCATTGGAGAGGCATGTTGTCACGCCCGTGGCTAGAGCCGTTAACAATGATAACAAAGACTATACCTTCTACCAGCCTCAGACTAGCTATGGGCGCGTAGCGGCTGGAACTGCTAGCGCCTTGGCGGGGGCCGTATTCCCAGCTGGTGAATCAACTTTCGCAACTCGTGCGTTGATGCAGGGCGCAGGCGGTCTTTTTGGATCAATTGGGCGGGAGGGCGTCAACCAGCTTGTCCCCGGAGAGGGTCCTGTAAAAGAAACCCTTATGGACTTGGCGGATATTACCGGAAATATGGCGGGCGCTGTGGGAACAGGGTATGCCATTAACCGACCCACTATCCGTGCATCCATCCCTAATGAGGGGAAGAGGACCGCCGGTCGCATTTTGCAACAAACCTTGGTCGATCCAAACTCCGCCCTTGAAGAATTGCATAACTACAATGAAAATGTTGGGCCTACGCTTCACCCAGATTTCAATCCAACATTTGGTCAAATTGTTGGAACGAGCGATGCTCAAGACGTTGAAAACGCGGTAAGAAAAGCAACAAATTCTCGCAGCATACCGGATCAGCGGAATACGACGCGACAGAATAGTGGGGCACCTGCTCAGGAGAATGGCCCAGATGCTGGCCCAATGGGGACCGGCAGGGATGCTCATGTTCCTGCTGTCTTTCAGCGTACAGCTGAAACTGCCGAGCAGCGTGAAGCCCGAAAAGCGGCCGTGGCACAGCAGGGTGTCGATTCTGTAGAAAAGGCTAAGGCAGATCACGCTGATGCCATCGAACAGGCTGAGTCCGGTAAGAATTCGGCAATGGAGGACGCGACGGGGGCCAAGCCGGGCATGGTTTCTGATGCCTCTAGGCGGGTGCATGAGCATCTGACTAATGTTGAGCAAGGCTTGCGCAATCGAGAAAGTGCCGCATGGGGCGATCTTGCGGAGAGCGGAGCAAGCCTTAACGGACCTAGAGTCATATCAGATGCCGAGGGCTATATTAATGACCTTCGCGCGTCTGGGGATATACCTGCGGCGGAGAGCCTTGGCGATGTCTCCAAAATGCTTAAAAAATACAGAATGCAATATGGCGGGAGAATGATGCCTGTAACCTCTTGGCAGGCATTGAGGAGCGATATTACGCAGGCAGCCAGTGAAGCTTTTGACAGAGGCGATTACAATGGCTGGCGCGTGAGAAGCGATATGGCCAAACTCTTGGAGGGTCACCTATCGAATCCCGAAAACTTCAATGGCCTTACCGAAGGTAATGAAAACCTTTGGAATACGGCCATGGACGCTACTAGGGCGCACCGCGAGATCTTTGGAGAGGGTCCGCTCTCTGACATAACAAAAAGAACCTCGACCGGAACCCCCAAGATCGACCCAGAAACAACCATACCCAAATTGATCAATGGTCAATCTGGCCTGCAGACCCTTGGTCAGATGCGGGCGAGTCCCCACGTAGATAATGGCGTGATAGATAGCGCTCTTGCTGATCACTACGCTGGGGAACTTACAAACAACGGCGCAACTCCCAATGTAAGCACTGCGGATGTCGATAAGTTTGTTCTGCAAAACCGCAAAACCCATGATGTGGTATCGCAAGTTCCCGCTGTGCAGGAGCGCCTTGCGAACATCAGAAGTGCCGCGAAACAAGGCGAAGAAGGCATTGCTAGCGCTGATGCTCAAGGTCAATCAAATGTGAATGCTGCTAAAGCCCAGTCTCATGACGATATGGCTACCGCACGCCAGACCAACGCTCATGAAGCAAATCTTGAGGATCTACAGAACCGCTTTGCGGCATCTTACAAAGCGGGTCCTGATGCTCTGAACACTTTTTTTGACAACTACAAAAATGAAATGATTCCGTACGTAAATCCGGAACATCTGGAGTATTTGGACCAATTGCACAATAACTCCAAACTTATGTCTAGTCCAACTGGGGAGGGTGGGCTAAATTCTCCTGACCTTAGCGCGATTACATCTGGAGATGTTGGAACTCAATTCTCAAACCAATTTGGGAAGGGCGCAAATAGAGCCATTGATTTGGGGCAGAGGGTCGCATCAACAGCAATGATCCCTGTGGAGGCCAGCCTTTTGGGATCTTCTGGATCTATGAGGCCCCTTGTGGAAGCGAGTCTGGTCAATAAAAATTCAGGAGCGTTTCGCACAGCTGCAGATAGTCTGAAAGATCGCTTTTTGCGCGATTCTTCAGGTCGATCCATTGGCGACCATGCGCTTTCAAATCTCGAAGGCGCTATGACAAATCCAGTTACAGCTGAGACTCTTATGAAAATGGACACGACTCCCCAAAGGCCCAATTTTGGGATTGGTCAATCTGCGGGAATCGCTGGGCTGTCAGCAATGACTTCTCCGCAATACAAAAACCCCAAAGAGGAAGATCCTCTGCCCGTTCCTTCCGCGAACGATGAGGGCCACCCGATTGATCCAAATGAACAGCCCAATCCAAATGATGAAGGGGTGCCTATTGAGAGATTCGCCGGTGGCCGAGTAGGCTACAAGTCGGGCGGGTCTGTCAGCGTGCGGGATATTGAGCCTCTGGTGCAGTCGCTTATGCGCAAGGCAAAGTCTGCAAAAATTCAGTCCAACAAAGTAACGGAACCACTACTCAATCGTGATGATTCCGCTATAGTACGTGCGCTTGATGTCGCCCAGAAGGCCATTTAAGGAATTGCCATGACTACCTCATACACCACAAACAAACGACTCCAAGCGCCCGCAAGTGGTGATTTGAACGGTGCATGGGCGGCTCCAGTCAATGCGGACTGGAACGTCATTGACGCAGCTTTGGGCGGCCACACCAGCCTGAGCGTCACCAGCCAGTCTGGCGTCGTTGCACTTACTGCTCCGGTGTATGATGCAAGCGGGAACCTGACCTCAATTGGGACGTACGTTAACCCGATCATCCAAGTCGCTGGCGCGTTCACATCGTCCAGCACCACGGTGAACTACCAATTCCCCACTGGGGTTGGGGGTACTTGGTATGTTACTAACTCGGCAACCGGCGGTGGAACGCTTACGTTCTCGTCAGCAGGTGGCGGTACTACGGCCAATATCCCAGCGGGCAGCACGGTTCCGATCATTTGCGACGGCACCAACGTCACCTCGGTCAGTGCTGCAGGTTCGAACACGCAGGTTCAGTTCAACAATGGCGGCGGTCTGGGCGCATCATCCTTTCTGACTTACACCACTACTACTTCCAGCTTCACCGCATCGGTTCCGGCTAACTCGTCAGTTCTGACTGCAGGGTCGGTCACTGGCACAATTACTGTCGGCACCGTGATTAGCGGACTCACGATCTCGCCCGTTACGGTTGTGAGTTTCGGCACAGGCACCGGCGGCGCTGGCACCTACAACATCAATGTCACCAACGGCGCAACGGCAATCACAGGCGCTTCGGCCACGGGCGTGTTCATCACGCTTACCTCGCCCACGTTCAGCGGTACCTTGTACGGCACCGCCCAATACGCCAGCTACGTCGCCGGGACCACTTCAACTCCTGTTGGCTATCTGAATGTCCCCCAGACGACTAGTACGTCGGTTAGCAGTGCCACTGATGGCGAGCACGTATATACAGCCAGCAACATCACCATCACCGGATCGAAATTCGCTGTTGGAGACTGCTTCCTTGTGGTCAATAGCGGGTCGTCGCCCTTGTACTTGATACCCGGCGCATCCACCACCCTGCAGCTTGCGGCAAGCACTTCTGCGGCGGCACAAAACTTGGCTGCTGGCTTTACCAACGGTTCGGCAAACATCACCGGATCGAATCTCCCCCCTGTCGGGACCCCTGTCCAATTCTCGACCACCGGCACCCTACCCACCGGATTCAGCACGAACACCACGTACTTCGTGGTGTCCAACACATCGAACACCACCGTTACAGTTTCGGCAACTCAGGGTGGGACTGCAATCACAGCTACTAGCGCAGGAACCGGAAGCCAGACCCTTATCAGCCTGCGCACCGTCTCTGCATATGGGCAGGCCGTAGTGCTTTGCACTGGAAGCAATGCCTTCTACGTCAGCGGTCAGGGCGCAAGCTAATGTCTGGGATCCTGCTGTCCCTTTTTGGCGGAGGCAAGACCGGAAACACGGCCTACGTGGTAAACGTGGGGCAATACACGTATGCCAGTACAAGCTACATTAACGGCTTCTACTCGACGTACGGATCTATAACCCCCACCACTTTCTCGTTTACTAACTCGCAGATATTTGACCTGTACTGGAACTACAACGACAGGTCCGGCAGCACGGTACTGTACTTTATCGTAAACGGTACCCAGTCTCAATCTGCATTCACCAGTTTGTCCGTAGGCGGTCAGGTCTTCACCTCCTCATCTGCTTCGTTTCTTGCCTCAGGCGGCACTACGTCATGGACGTGGAATGCTCCTACCAACCCTTTCCCCACAGTAGGTGCTAACGTCACCGCCTACTTCTCCTGAGCCGGAGCCTACCATGAACCTTGACCCGCAAGTCCAGTCCTCGATTGTCACCGGCCTTGGAACGCTTATCACCGGCCTTATCGGCGGCAATTGGTTGGGAAAACGCAAGTCGTCCGCCCAATCCACAGAGCGTTGCGACAAAATCTGTGGACTTATGGTCAACTCTTTTGATAAACTATTGACTGCCCTTGAGGTGGTTGGTGAGCCACCAGAGATGAGGACGGCAATCCGCGATGCCCGCGATAGCATCGTAACTGCCAAGAACTATCTTGGATTCCATGGGGCGGAAATCAAAGCGACTCACGAATGACGCGAAATATCAACACTGCTGGCCTTGATTTGATTCAAGAATTTGAAGGATGCCGCCTGCGCGCCTATCCCGATCCGGGTACTGGCGGCGCACCGTGGACCATTGGCTATGGCCACACTGGCCCCGAGGTGCATCCTGATAGCGTTATTACGCACGATCAGGCAGATGAATACCTTGAAGCAGATCTTCACAGGTTTGAAGACGGCGTGTCACGCCTTGCTCCCAAATGCACGGATAACCAGTTCGCGGCTCTGGTATCCTTCGCCTACAACGTGGGCCTCGGTAACCTGTCTGGATCCACCCTGCTGAAACGCCATAACGCTGGCGATTATGCTGGCGCTAGGGCAGAATTCTGCAAGTGGGACCACATGAATGGCCGGGTTTCGTCTGGCCTTGAGCGCCGCCGTGGTGCCGAGGCAATGCTGTACGCCAAGGAGTAACGCATGCGCATTATCAGTTATATCAAGGCACGCCTGAACGAGCGCTCGACATGGGCTGCTATTGGTGCAGGTGCTACAGGCGCTGCTGCACTGAATGCCCCATGGTCGTATGTTGCCATGGTCGTGGCCGTGATCGGCACACTGGTTCCCACAAGCACGGAGACTGACAATGGATGACATCGAATCCGAGATCGAAACCGAACTTGTCACGGAATGGCAGTATATCCTACTCACTTACCGGCATGATTGGCCCTACTGGGTGCCTGTCATCATTTTGGCAGCGCTGATTGGCCACATTCTGTGATCAGTCCGCTGGGCTTGCTTAAGGGTGCCGTCCCGGCATCCTTCTTGCTGCTTATCGCCGTGGCAGGATACTTCTACCACGAGAGCCATAAGTGGCATGCGCAACTACTTAGCGTTGAAAGCAGCTATAAGGCTGCACAAGTAGTAGCACAGCAGCAAGCCCAGCAGGCCCACGATCAGGCGGAGGCCCGGTACAAACAGCTTTCTGAAAAGGTCCAAAATGATTATCAATCCCAATCGGCTGCGGCTGATGCCGCTGCTTCTAAGTATATTGCCGCTGACCGCGTGCGCCTCAAAGCCCCTGCAGGTTCAGGCGGCCCAGCCGTTGCCAGCGCCCAAAGTCCGGATCCCGCCGTTCCTGCAGGCATGCCCGCCGATTCCGTCATGGTATCCGCCGACGACGTGCAAGCCTGCACAACCTCTGTAACCTACGCCTTGCAGGCGCATAATTGGGCGATCACCCTACCGTAAGGATGAGGTTCAGGTACCAAGCGGCCTTAGCGATGTCCTGCCGGAAGTTGTCCTTCTTACCGGCGCGACTGATGTACTTCATAGCGTTTCCAAGGCAGTAGCCATGGAACTGCTCGACAGTCATCTTCGATTGGATGTAGTCAATCGTCTCGATCCCGCCAGACGTATAGTGCGCAGGGTGATTGATCTGATCTTCTTCCACGGCAATGCCGTACATATGGCTGGCTTTCACTGCTTGAACACCTTGATCTTTCCAATGAACAACGGGTTAATTGCGATATTCCCGTTGCTGTATAGCCCATCGTTATCTTTGTAGATCTCATCCACAACAATGAAGTCAGACTGCGATATAATGTTGACAAGTTCTTCAAGGGAGTTGGCGGGATAGTCACCGATGATCTGATGGACCGAATTCCCGTTTCGTGAAGGCATATTCATCGTGATCTGGAATCGCATACTGTAAGCCTATGGTTGACATTAGGACGAAACGCCCTACATAAGTTTCATGAAAGGAACACTAATGCATAAAGACAAATTTATCAAGGCCCGCCTGAAACTGGGGCTTACGCAATCTGAATTGGCTAAGGTCCTGCGCATGAGCGACAATTCTGACCGTACTATCCGCCGCTACGAGAGCGGTCAATGCGCCATTCCGGGGCCAACATCAGTAGCGATCGAAGCAATTCTGGCGGGCTATACCCCTCAGTGATTGTTGTGGCGCATTTCGCCAAGGATGCGGCGGGCCATTTCACCGGGTCCGCCACTTCCCTTATCCCATAGACTGGCTTCCTCAGCCACTTCCTTAAGCTGCGTGAGGCGCATGGCGGCGTATTGGAGCAGAATGGCCACCTCGCCTTCGGTGTTCATGCTTCCGTACCAAAGCAGGTTAATCAAATTTTGATCCATTATCTGTCGCCTTGGTAATGTCGTTCAATCGCATGATTTCCTCCTTCTGGAGGCGGATGCGCGAGTCCTTGCTGGCGATGGTTGCCTCTTGCTCCCGGATGAGGCGCTCCCTTTCACACAGACGCCGGTGCTGGCTGAGGATTGTTGCCTCGTGGTCCCTGATGCGGCTCAGAGCCTCTCTCAGGGCCTTGTGGGGAAACAGGCGTGTCATGATGCTCATTGTCTACTTCTCCTCTGTGTGGCCCTGTGTGGCCAGATTTAAGGCATCAAGGATGTCCCGGAGCATTTGCAGCTCTTGGATCAGTATCTCGTGGTCCTGCCGCGCCCGGTCTTCTGCCTCCTCGTTGAGGATTGCACTGCCCACCATGATGGCGGGCATAAAGGCTAGTTGTATGCAGTTAGACAAGTAAAGTACTGTGTCCATGCTATTCGGGAAGGCTATAGGCGACATTTCCAGAAGTACAAATGCATAAAAGCACCACATGCTACCGAGGCAAGACGTCAAAACAACAGACAGCTTTCTGTTTATAGAGGACATTGCTCTCTCTTTCTCTTAGCTAGTCTTTCTTTTTGTGAATTTGATAGTTTTATTTTTGCCTCTTCAGACATGGGGATACCTTTTCTGGGCCCGGGCCTCCCCTTCATTGCCTTCGATTGCTTGGCTTTTTGCTCGGCACTGATTGTCCTCCCCCTCGAGTTCGCTGACCTAACTGCCCTGCCCTCAGGAGTGCAGGCAAGCTTTTTTATCTTGGCGATATGTTCCGGGCTCTTTGGCCTCCGCAATGCAGCCTTATGCTCTTCCGACTTTGGCCTGCGCATAGCCTCTGTTACCTTGCCCATCTTTGCTTTCGATATGTTCTCGCAGTGCTCTTTTGACCTTCCCGTTTCTCGGTACCTTTCTCTCAGCCAGCCATACCTTCTGGACCCCTTGCTGTAGGCGGACTTTCCCGACATCAGCATCGCGGCGTATGCCAGACCCCTGACGTTCGGGTACATTTTTAGGAGCAGCTGGTGGGCGAAGAAGTGCTCCCTCGGAGTAAGGCTAACTAGATTGCTGCCCTCGTCCCCTCCCCCCATGCACTTAGGCAGGATGTGGTGGCGCTCGCTATACCCAACCAAGGTACGTCCAATAGCCCTACTGACCAAATTTTCGTAGTGCTTTGTGTAGTCCACACTAGGCTCCGGAGCCGCTGCTGATGTACTGGATCGCCCCGGTCGACGCCGGGACGGCGATGGGGAACAAAGAGAGTACAGTGAAGGCGTACACGCACCACATCGTCCCGACCGCCTTGGTGAGGTGGACGGCTATGGCGCGGTTGATGCTCACAAGACGCTCGGTCCGATACTTTTGAAATTGTTTGTGGGGATGTACGCCATTGTCCCGGTGTCGAGGGCGTCGTTGCGGTCGGTGCGTCCGCCCTTCCCGAACGTGATCCCATCGCAGGGCACCATGACGTACCCGACCATGTCGGTCCAATGCACGAACAGGGTGGCCTTGTAGCCCTTGGCGTGCCAGCTGCACAGCCGGTCATACTTGTTCTTGCTGACCATATAGGTCGGGTACTTGCCGCAGGCGTTCGTGCGCGTCTTTATCTCCACGACGACGCTGGGCTTGCCCGGGGCAGTATACAGGAAGTCCCCGCCACTATTGGCGTCCATCTTCTCGAAGTCCCGGCCAAGGAATTCACCGATGCGTACTGCCACCCGCTGCTCGCGGGTGAGGTCCTCGACTGTCTCGTACCGCGGCCTTGCCATACTGTTCTCCGGGATAGTCACCCCGTGTAGCATATAGGTCACGCCTTGTCTTCCCAATGCTCGCCGCACTCGATGGCGTCGCCGTAATAGTCCAGTGTGTTTCTCACCACAGGATCATGCGGGTCGCGGGACCGCAGCCACTGGACGATGCGTGCCCGCTCGTCCGATGCCGCCCTCTCCGCACTGTGCGCCAGCGGCACGTACTCGCACGCGACCCCGATAAGGGGGCAGGGCTGTGATAGTCTGGCCATCACTTGCCCCCCAATGGCAGGGCCCGGATGCGGTCCGTTGCCGAGTCCAAATCCCAAAAGTCATCAGCCTCCTTGGCCGCACGCTCGCGCATGTCGCGCACCGCCGCCTCACGGTGGGCGGCGAAGGCTTCGGCAAGATAAATTTGCTCATGGCGCGGACGCGCACAAAACTCGTTCGCCGCCTGACGATCAGCGTCTGTAATCTCAATCATGTTGTCGGCTCCTTGTGGGCGCTGGCGCATTCGGGGCAGAAGACGGCGTACACCGTGGCAGGCAGAAACCCCTCCACGGCGTCGCAAACTTCGTCCGCATACTCGACCGGGACAAGGTCATCGGCGGACTGCACGGCGTGGCCGCATGATGCGGTGACGGTCATGACGCAGGGCCCTCCGGAAGGGGATGCCAGTGGGTTACGGTTCCATCATGAAAATAGCTTGCGGCCATCGGCTGCTCACGCTTCAGCATTTCAAGCAGGGTCATCGGCGTGCTCCTTCAGGGCTGCCTTCACTTTGCGCTCAACAACATTCATATTCATGTTGGCACCGCTAAGGGCGGCATCTGCCAATTGCAGAGCCTCCCGCAGCCGCGCTATCTCACGGTTAGCCTCGGCCAGATGATCCGCTGGCACCCAAGCGCCGGGGCCGCCTCCGGGCATTGCGGCAATGGCGGCGCGGGCGTGTGGTTGATACATAACCCATCTGCGAAAACCCAACGCCTTCAGGAATTCGTCTGGATCATTACCGTGGCCACTGCATATCGCCCGCGCGACCCGCTCCACGGCGTCCGGCACTTCGGCGCTGGGGTCGGTCCGCGTGTTCCATGCGGCGCTGTATCCTGCCGAAAAGCCAACTTCGCACGCCTTGTAGGACGAAGGCATGGCGATGATGTTGGCCCTGTATGCGTTCCACGCTTTGGCCAATCCGGGCGGGTCAATGTATACAGTCTTGCGATCATCCTGCGTCGGTTGCTCGGTCATTTCGTCACCTCGATCACGCTGGCGGGTTGGATGGCGCAATTATGGATGGCCTGCACACAATCCCCACGGGTGTCGTGGCAGCAATCATCAGCGTATGGACTCATATTTTCGATGATATTCACTGCCGCCTCCCGCATCGCCTCAGCCCCAGCATCAAACAGCGCGCGACAGGCGGCGAGGAATGGCGTGGGTTTTTCGGGCGTTGGCACTATTAGGTACGCTGCGGCTATCGCCTTGGCGTGCTTCTCAAGGTCAACCATGCTTCGCTTCCCATTCTTCGATACGCGGATCATCCGCCTTGACCATGGAAAGAGACCCCCATGGGCGAACGGTTGAATTTCGCGCTTTGCGCAGTCCGGCTTCCATCCACAAAAAATCGCCATGCAGCGAACAATGACGCGGGTGGATTTCCTGCAACTGGTGGGGATTGGGGGACCACGGCACCCGATACATTTTGCCAATGTCGTTTCTTGTCAATTCAACCACGGCCAATCTCCTTCTTGTATTGGGCGAGGGCGCGGGCTTTATCTTCAGAATAAATCACGCCGCGCGGAAAAGCCGCCCTGAGTATCCGATTCACCGCCTCCTCGTCAGAATCGACTGGCGGATTCTCATGCTTCGCGATCATGCGGGCGAGTACTTGTGTGCTGTGCATATCGCAGTTGTAATGAAGGGTTCGGCCAACATTCAGCCGCTTCACGGCCTCGTCCAGCGCCCACTGGGGGATTGCATCATCTTCCATATCAAAACCTCAGATCTTCATCGGCCCAGTCGTATACGTCCCAGCCGAAATTATCCCACAACCATTGCCGGAGGGCGGGGCTCACTTCATCTTCACGAAGTCGACACCGACGCCGTAAAACCCATTGCTGGTGCCGTACCAGCGCAGGGTCACGTGGCCCTTGACGGTCGCGAGCTTGTAGAACGTCCACTCGAAATCTCCGTATTCGGCGTCTTCAGGCTCTTTGGGGTTTTCCTTGTTCGACACCTTCTCCGCCATAAGGATCGGAGTCCCCACGAGGTCGATCAGGTCTCCCGAGGTGTCCTCAAGGTAGACGTGCTCACAGCATTCTTCAGAGTGGCCCATGACGTACGTCTCCCCCTCGCTGGACAGAAAGACGACCCGATCGTCAGATTGGTCGTGAGTGATGGAGCTGAATGTCTTGCCGACGATGCTTTCGAACGGCACTTCATCGCCTTTCCAGTAATACCAATATTTCACTTTATTCCCCCTCTCTGATGAATTTGACCGCCGCCGCCGTGTAGACAATGGCGCCCAGCAGCTCACGCGCGGCTGCGTCACCCTCGCCCCGGCCCAGCATACCCACGGCCTCGGTGATCTTCTTGATCGCCTGCCCGGTGGGGAAGCCGATGCCGGTGACCGTGGTGTTGCGATAGATCGTGGCGCCGCGCTGACGCGCGCCCTTGGCGGACTGGTTGTACGCCTCGTCGAGGATGCCCCGCAGCGCGGCATATGCGTCCACAGTATCCCCGGCGGCAACGGTATCCTCGGCCGGAGGCGTCAGGCCCAGCGTCTTGCGGACCCACGCGAGGCGCTCAGGGTTCTGGTGCGCTGCCTCGTCATGCTTATCATCAAGATAGCGGTCGTTGCCACCAAAGGGAAAGAGGTGGAATCTGGGAAAGTCCGCCCTGAGCTTTCCCTTAAGCGGCTCACGAGCATTACGCCCCTTCGAGCCGTCCCACATTTCCGCGCAGTAGCAAAGGCCAAACGCGCGACTGAACCACAACGGCCCTTCCCGATCCGATGTCGCACACTCGAGCCACTCGGTCAGGAAGTCCTTGAGGTCATCGGCCTTGCGCGTGTAGCCGATGACGTCGAATTCTTCGTCTCCGTGTCCCCCCCAAGGGTGGCTCCAGCTGACCGGGCTGGGGACCGTTTTGCCATTACGCAGCACTACGTCGCTGCCGTCCCAGTCGGCAGGCTTGTCGCCCTGCCCGCCCCAGTACGTGTAGGACGTGCCGTGCTCCTTGTTATAGTCCTGCACGGAGTAGTAGGCGTGGTCGGCCAGCAGTTTGATCTGCGTGACGTCCTTGTGCCAGAACCATTCCGACGCCTTGAACCTGCCGCACCCGCCTGTCCACACGCCACGATCCTTGATATCGCAGATGTCGCTGGCCTTCAGCCAGTCGGGCCGCTCGCGGACCACCTCAATATCAATCACCGCACCCCACACGGTCTCGGCCAGCACCTTCCGGACCCACTCGAGGCGCTCCTTGTTCAGGTGCATGGTGCCGTCACGAATATCCCGGTTGAACCGATTCACCCCGCCGAACGGGTATATGTAGGCATCCCTGAAATCTTCCCCTATGCGATGCTTAAGCTCTGGGTACGCGCGCGTACCGACCCGCGCATGATCCCAATGATACGCGCAGGCGCACAGGCCTCTGGCGTCGTCGTACCATGCCGGTTTCTCGATCTTGCCGGTCGCGGCATCAAGCCAGTCTTGCAGAAATTTATGCAGGTCGCTCATAAAATATCCTTCCAATAAAATCAGTCTTCGCTCTTTTCCTGCTGCATCTTGATAAGTGCTATCTCTGCATCAGGCACATACTGTAGCACTATATGGCCCGTATCCCATGCGCCGCTCAAGATAGCTTTCTCTGGGACACGGCCCCATTTCTTGCTCTCCGCGCACATCTTTCGAGCCAATTGCATTGTCTGTGGATCTATCATGCCGACCTCGCTGCCAATAGGGCATTCAATAGCCTATCACTTCCAATCTTGCGCTGCATGGCGTCCGTATCGCGACCTAAGTTTTCTTCTGGATCAGCGTCAGGACGAATACGTACAACAACCAAATCATCGCTAATTGGCTCCTTCGCGCGGGGAATTGCTATGGTCCGCTTCTCCGTAGTGAACTCTGGCTCAGACCGCCGAAGTTCTTCCACAAGGCGGGCGAAACGATCATCGTCCTTTACCATTTTCTTGGCGCAACGGTCGGCATGCATGATTGTAGTATGATGCCTTTTGCCCATGAGGCGACCAATGTCTGGATAGGAATACCCTTGTTCGCGCGCCACCATTACAATAGCTTTCCGAACCCACACATAATCCATCAAGCGAGATTGGCCAATCAAAGCCTCTTGGGGAATGCGAGTAACCCTTACCGCATGGCGAATGATGTCAATAACCCTCAATCTCACTTTGAATGCCACTCCAAATAACGGGCTGCAGCCACCTTGAAGCCGCCCTGCTCCTCTACCCAATCTTTGAATGTGTAGTCCCATTCTCCGCTCTGGGGTTCGTCAAGGTAGAAATCGAAAAGCGCGTCGAGATCCAGAAGACGGTCAAGTTCAGAAACATCGCCATCAACCGCTCCTTGCGCGGCATCTTTCCATTCCCTCTCCTTGGCCACGCGGTCATTCAGCCTCCAGCGGCCAGACAGGATCTTCTCTGCAAATTCCAATTCATCGTTCATCGTATCGCTCCGTAGAATATGCACCCCTTTTGGATTATCCACAGGGAGTAGTCAAGGACATTATGTCCTATAAAATGCCCATAATCGCCTAACTTCGGCTTCTACGTATGGCCGCAGTCCATCAGGGATATTGCTTAGTGCCGCACGGCGATCTTCAATTGTCGGAAGTGTGATGATCTCGTCCGCAGCCTCGTAGAAGAAGTATCTAGCCCAGCTTTGTATCGCTGGAGCGGCATCATCATAAGGAACAATGCCCTCCAGAACGTCCAGCATTGCCCGCATGATTGCACTAGCCATCCAGCCAATCCTCAAATGCCATCCATGCCGCAACAGCGCCCAGAGCAACGCACACGAACGCGCCAGCGTCTTGTGCCATCGACAGGTACTCAATCTGCTCCGTGGAAAGCTTCGATTTAGTGTGATCCTTGCGCTTCATCTCGATCAGCAAAGTGCGTTCGCCGGGTATGAAAATGTCTGGCGCGCCCGGAACCATACCCATCGCCCTATGTTTCTGCATGGCGGAAAACTGACTGCCCCGGACCAACCCTTCGTTCTTTACGTGAACAGCGATCTTGCCCCATGTATTTGGATGCTCATGGCGCAGCTTGTTGAAGAACGACACCTGCTCCTGCGACTCCAGCGGGCACTTCCCCCGAAAGCCGAGATCCCCGTAGACCGGAAAGGGCAGATCCTTGAAAGTCACTTGGTATTCCCCTCGTCATCTGGCGGAATGTCGTAGCCCAAGATCTTGAAGTATCCGGACTCGTCCTTCTGATACATGATCGTATGAGGCGCGTGCGATCCGCCATCAGTGTAATGGCAGAACTTCTGCCAATCCTTGATGCCCTTGTCATATCTGGCATCTGGTAGAAACCACACGCTGAACTTGCGATACGGTGTGACAAAATCAACCCGCTTGGTCTTATTGCCTCTGTTTGACGTACTATCCCTTACCTTCATGGACAGGACAATATCGCATTGCTTGGCCTTGGGGTTTTTCTTGTATTCCGCGAAGGACACCAGTTTCTTGTTGGGGTCGATCAACTCAGCCTTACAAGACCTGCAATGCCTTGCTGTGACGTCATTCTTCTCAGAGCACTGCAGGCATTCCTTGTGCGTCCAGTAGTATCCACACCTGTCGTATTCCCCCTTATCCCCAGTTCGGACCATGCCAAAGCAACGCCTGCCAAAGTGCCGCGCGACAGGTCCGTGTTCGCTGATCAAAGGAAGGCCAAACTCATCTATGCAATATCCATGCTTATCATATTGATAATGCTTGTAATCCGCATTCAATGAAAACTGATTGATATTGCCGCAATCCGGGCATTCCGCGTCAATCCGCTCACTCTTACTGGCCTTGCCTGCGCGGATTTCAGGGTTGTACAGATCCCCATCTGGCATATGCTCCTCTATGTTATTCGCATAGTCCAGCAGCAGGGACGTATCCTTACCCGGATGCAAGCGCCACGCTCTGCCCATGATCTGCTGAAGCAGAGAGGCGGATTCAGTGTAACGTAACAAAGCAATTGTCTCGGTATGGCTAACGTCAAAGCCGGTGGTTAACGTACCCACATTCACAAGATGCCGGATCTTCTGATTACGATAGCGCTGAATGATAGCATCACGCTCCTTGGTCGGCATATCGCCCGTCACCAATGCGGAGTTCTCTGCAGGAAGGCTGGCAAGCACCTCCTTGGCGTGCGCAATGGTCGCGGCAAAGTACATGACGCCACCCGGACGGCTGCGCGATTGGTTAATGACATCCGCAACGATCTGTGCCGTAAGCCTGCCATGGCCCATGAATGCCCGCTCGACGGTCTCGTGGTTCAAGGTTCCATTTGGCAGCAGTTCGATGCCACTGGTGTCATATCCACTGGAACCGGGCTTGCCGATTTCCATAGGGGTAATGAACCCCTGATCCAGCATTTCCCGTGCCGACACGCGGTAGACGCATTTCACAAAGTACGGATCCCGCGTGGTGTCGTCACCATTGGATCGGCCATCTGGCCACATATGGAAGATGTACCCGCTTCCCATGCGGTAGGGTGTGCCAGACAAGCCCAAAACGCGCAGGTTCGGCTGGGTTGATCGCATTTCATCAATGATGCCCCTGATGGTTGGGGTCAGCCCATGGCATTCATCGATTATTATAGCCGCATAGTCTCTCTTGAACTTTTCAATGGAATTTTTGACCGTGACAGGAGTGCCGAACACGACCACATTTTTGACGGATTTTGCACCCGCGCTTGCGCTGAAGATGCTGCACTTCTCGCCAGTAAATTTGTATTTTTCGGCGTTCTGCTTGACCAGTTCTGCGCTGGGGGCAATGCACAAGATCCTCTTGCCGCCACTGATCCGGTGAAGTTCCGAGGCAATGGCGGCAATCATAAAGGACTTGCCCGCTGCAGGTGCGGCATCAATCAGGCATGGCTCAATGCTCCGCCGCATCCAGTCTAGGGCGGCGTCAACCGCCCCGTGCTGGTATGGACGCAATTGGAATGACATATCAAAACCTCAAATCCCCATCGTTCCAATCGTATATGTCCCACCCGAAATTATCCCACAGCCATTGGCGTAGGGCAGGAGGGATCATGTCACCTGCCAATAGCTAGTGCCCTTGCCGCGATATGGCTCAAGGTCAGCACCGGGCAACAGCTTTTTAATGGCCGTGGCGTAGCTGATTGCTCCCTGCCGTTCAGTTTTTGTCAGTTTGTGACCGGCAATCGTGACCGACTTGTTTCCACTGGTCATGTTAACAAGTTGTTCCAAAAGATCTTTCTTTCGGTTAGTCGCCCTTTCTATATCAGCAATGACGGCTTGGTATTCTTCCATGACAGCCCGCGCCTGCGGAGTGTCGATCTCCGGTTGCTTCGGACCCAGATGCTCATTGGCGTTATTCTTCAGTTCATCCAGATATTCGGCATGGAACTGCTTCAGCCGGGGGATGTTGGTAGCGATCCAGTCCATGTTCTGATGGATCACGTCGTACCGCGTGCCGTTGGGCGTCCACTGGAAGAAGTGGCAATGCTCGGTATTCGTGACGAACATCTGCACGTACATCTGCGCCATGTAGCTTGGTTGGCTCTGGGGCGTCTTGAAGGGCACAGGAGAGGCTTTGCGGATGCCATAGGGGCATTTGATCTCCACTAGGCCGCCATCGCTCACATAGCCGTCTGGAGAGGCTCCAAGCCAATCCTCGTACATCACGAACGGTGCCGGCGTCACGGATAGGCCGGATTCCATCTGGAACTCGACCAGCGCCCCTGCTTCGTTGTTGGTTCCCCATTCCGTAGCCACGTTGCCTGCGAACTCGGAAGGCGCACCCAGAGCCTCACGCACCATACGGCGCATGACGTCCCAGCGTGTCATATATGTGTTGACACCCAAGATAGCCCCAACAGCCGAGCCGGTAACCCGACCCTTGCGCTGCGCAAACCATTCTGGTGTTCTTTGTTCTGGCGAATTATCCATGATCAAATGCCGCTACCTTTGCTACAATTTTAATGGTATACATCGTGCTTACTCCTGCTCAATCATTTGGGTCATTATTGGATTCCTTGCGGCCATATCTGTGCAAGTTGTAAATAGCTATTTCGAGAGAGACGCCGCAGTTATTCGCCACCCGGTGAGGTGGGACCAAAGCCCCACCCCCCGTTGCATAGTATTCCCAAAGCGTAGCCATCTGCCGCGCCTTTTCCCGTTCAATACGGGCCTTTTTGGCTGCTGCTTCCGCCCTTTTCCTGTCTCTCTCCGCTATAACTTCATTGCTCTCCGTCACCACGGACCTCCAGCATTGCATCAGCGATCTCGTAGGCGCGGCGGGCCACAATCCACGGGTTCGGCTCGTTGGCCAGCAATGCGGGAATAGCTTGACCGGCGAAGTGATCGCGCAGGCATTCGAGGTTGTTAGGTTCTTCGTTCATGCTGCTTCTCCTTGCCTTGGCAGATAGCCGCGATACTCGCAGACAATCCGCAGTTTGTGGCGATCCATGCCCCAAGTGCGGGCTTGGGTGCTGTATTTCTTGATTACCTCACGCAGCTCATTGTCGATGTTGCGCAAGGTTGCTTCCGCCGCCTCACGGACCTTGATGAGTTCCGCAGCGTCGTTCAGGATCTGGTTTTCCGTTTCCATCAGAACGGCACTTCATCTTCACTGCCCGACTGGCGCTTCTTCGGAGCGGGCGATGCGGTGACGACCACGTTAGTCGCTTCGGACACCGCGCTGATCCAGTTGCCGCTGTTGTCGCCAATTTCCCAGACCTGCAGTTTGATGCTCATCTTCTTGTTGGTGAGGTACAGGGTCAGGTCATCCGACGACGGACGGCGATCAGGCAGTTTGCCACCGCAGTTGGCATTGATAACGCCCAGCATGCGCAGTGCCTTGTCGCGCTTCTTCTTGGCCTTTTCCTTGTCATCCACGGCAGGGTCGAGGTCTTCACCGGCCCACAGCTTCTGGAAGATCTTGCGGTTCTTGTACGAAGGGTGGTCCACCACGGTCCAGCGCAGGGAGATGAATTCCTCCGAACGATCCCGAGGGGTCTGCCACTTGGCTTCGTCAATCACGGCATTCAGCACAGTGCCATCAGGGATCGGGGCAAAGCCGTCACCATTGGCGGATTCAAAAGTGGTTTCGTGGGTCTTGGCCGACGAGTTGTCAGAGAGGTTCCAGAAAGACATATTAATTACTCCGCAAAGTCAGAAAAATCGACGTCATCAGTGTGCTTGGGCGGCTTGGGAGACTTGGTTTTGGCAAACCCAAGAATATCGGCCAGCGGATTTACACCCGGTGGGCAGTCCAGCGGCTCGGTGATGCCAAAGCGGTTCTTGGACACAGAGGCAGCCGTGGCATGGCAAACGATCTGGCGGTCGCCATTGGAAATGACCTTCTTGCGGTCGCCGTCGTCACCACGCAGGGCAGATACCAGACGGACAAACCCGACCATATCCACATCGTCAACATACGGCGGCAGGGACTTGGACATAAGCCGCAGGCTGTAGCGCATGTAGTCATCCGTATCCGGCAACCGCATGGTTTCCAGATCGGCATGGCTGATAAAGATCACGGTCATGTTCTTGCGCTCGTTCAGCAGACCAGCCGCCTTGCGAACACGGGTGTGCATTGCAGCAACCGCAGAAACGCCAGCACCATAGCCGCCCAATGCCTGTGCAAGCGTCTTGGCGCGTCCGTCCATGTCAAGAACGGCCTTGCTGAACATCGTTTCCAGTGCGGAAACGCTGTCGATCACCACGGTTTGGTAGTCGTGATCTTCCTGCAGCAGGGCAATCAGTTGCTCCCACAGATCATCGGGATTGCGCAGGACCGGGAAGGCATCGGGACGCTGCTTCACAGGGATGGACGTCATGCCATCTTCTGCGCGGATAAAAATGGGCTTGGGGAAGGTTGCAGCCAGACTGGTCTTGCCTGTACCAGCGTCACCGCACAATGTCAGAATCGGAGCGCGGTTCTCCGGCTTCGAGATGGTCGAAAGGATACCCATTTTATACCTCATTGGGCTTGCCCGGTAGCGACGGGCTGTCAACGCTACGGCTTGACATCTGCCAGCGCGGATTGTACCTGTCAAGCGTAATTTTTTAACGGAGCAGCGTAGCATGATGACGCTAGAGCAGGTGAGGACGGCCTTATATGACCGCCGTCCATCCGTGGTGGCCAAGGCAATTGGCGTGCGGGTATCAACGATTATTGACATCCGCAATGGGACCACGGCCAATCCGTCATACCAGACGGTCAAGCGGCTGTCGGATTATATGGAGGGAAAGTATGACGGATAAGTTCTGTAAAAATTGCCGTTGGTTCCATAACGGCATTGTAACCACAAAGCAGTGGTGCCTGCGTGAAATTGATGGCGACGGGGTTGTGTTCAGAAAAGAAGCCTTATGGCGTCAATGCCACCATGAACGTAGCAGGGCTTGGTATATTCTAACCCTCGGACGCACTTGCGGACCTCAGGCCAATTATTGGGAGAAGCTTTGATGGCTGACCGCATCGACGCTAAGAAGGAGGCGGAGCAATGAGCGTTCATATCCTACAAACCTATGTTTGCGACTTATGCGGGTGCGAGGTCCGCAAATTGGATAGACAAGTGGCCGCAGGGAGTGTTCCCGAAGTGATCCTATCGGATTACAGCATTCGGCATAATGGAACACTCTTGGACGTATGCTCGGCGTGCTGGCCAGACTTATCCAAGGCGTATGTTATGGTGCGGAAAGAGAAGAGGGGGCTACCGCTATGACCCACGTTCGCTACGGGACGGCTGACCGCATCGACGCGACTGCCGACAAGATCCGAGACGCGATCAGGCCGTATCTAGATCCTGATGCACGGGTGGGCGAACTGACGCACGATGAACTGCGCGAAATTGCCAAGGCAGCGATTTACGCTTGGGTTCTCAGCGGCATCGACCATGACTATGAATAGGGGATATTACTTATGAAATGGCAGACAATTGACACTGCGCCCAAGGATGGAACGCATATTCTGCTTTATGTGGAAGACCAAGGCATAGTTGAGGGGTGGTGGTATCCCGCCGATTGGCACGGCGATGGGGGCTGGTGGGACTACATCACCTTGTCCGCCCATGGATGCGGGTGCTGCCAGTCGTACGACGACAACCCGACCTTTTGGATGCCAATGCCTGATATGCCTTTTTGATTAGGAAATCTAATGCTTTACCGTGATTTCTATGATGCTGGCTTTCGGATTTTTCCGTTGTGGCGGTTTAATCCGAATGCTTGTGAATGCGGCAAGCCTGATTGCGAAGCGAAAGGCAAGCACCCCCGCATCTCGAACTGGCAGAACACGCCCCATTGGGATGTCGAGCAGTTGGACACCATGGAGGATGCGGAATTCTTTGACACTGGTTACGGCGTCTTGTGCCGTGGCCTGCTGGTTGTCGATGTCGATGCCCGCAATGGTGGCGTAGAAAGCCTGTCAAAGCTGCTGATCGACATCCCGGAGATTGCGGGAGCTGGTCTGGTCGTCGATACAGGTTCCGGCAAGGGATCTCGCCACTACTATTTCACCGCACCAAATGATGTGGCCTTGCTGTCGCATCTCCCGGAATATCGTGGCATCGATTTCCAATCGGGCAGCCGTTTTGTTGTCGGCCCCGGTTCCATGCATTTGTCTGGCAACCGCTATTCGACAGCGGACGGTGCGCCCAATGACATCGCCCCTGCGCCAGATGCATTGCTGGCGATCCTGCGCAAGCCGGAACGGCACCGCACGGAATACAACGGCATCAGTCTGGACGTATCGCAGGCCGAAATTGCCACGATGCTTCAGCATATCCCGAATGACGATCTGCCCTATGATGATTGGGTCAAGGTCGGCATGGCAATCCATCAAGCGACAGGCGGCACCGGCTACGATCTGTGGGACCATTGGAGCGCCCAATCTGGCAAGCATGATGCAACCCTTATGGCGAACCGCTGGCATAGCTTCGGTCGCGCCGCAAACCCTGTCACCATTGGCACACTGATCTATCATGCCGAGCAACACGGCTGGGTGATGCCGGTTAGCTTTGTTCCTGAGGGCGTGGAGGTTGTTGCCGAGATTGAATCGCCAGTTGACGGCCTGCCTTTTGACATCGCCGGATGCGACCTCAAATCCCCACCGGGTTTTGTCGGTGATGTAGCCCGCTGGATCGAAAGCCAATGCCGCCGTCCCCGTGCCACACTTGCAACCGCTGCTGCCCTTACGGCAATCGGCAATATTGCTGGTTTGCGATACACCGATGACAAAGACGGTGTGACGGCAAACCTGTTTTGCTTTTGCATCGCTGGATCCGGTACCGGCAAGGAAGCCGTTCAGCAAGCGGTCGGCACATTGCATCGCGCTGCCGGGATCTCTGGCGCAACCCATGGTGCCATCAAGTCGGATTCCGAAATATTCCGCAACCTGACCCGGCACCAAGCGGCGTTCTATGTGATCGACGAAGTGGGGATCTTTCTGCAAAAGCTGAAATCAGCATCCCAGAAGGGTGGAGCAATCTATCTGGAGGGTGTGATTGCTACTTTGATGTCGGTTTACTCCAAGGGGAATGGCTGGTTGCTTGTCACAGGCGATGCCAAGGAGGAACTTAAGAAAGCGCTCATACAAGATATGGCCCAGCTTAACCGCAAGGCAGATGAAGATGGCGACAACGATAGCCTGAAGCATCGCCGGACCACTCTGCAAGGGCAGTTGAACAATCTCGATAAGGGTCTTGAGCGTCCATTCCTTAGCCTGCTGGGTTTCACCACGCCCGAGACGTTCGATGGTCTGGTGGATCATGCCAGCGCCACCAATGGGTTCATTGGCCGCAGTCTGTTGTTCAACGAACGCGACACTGCCCCCAAGAGCAAGCGCAACTTTGCGGCACCCCCGCTGCCTCGTGAGATCGAGAGCGCTTTGCAGGCCATGTATTATGGCGGGTCCTATGACACACAGGCAACCCGCGTGGAATACTACGGCGAAAAGAGCAAGATCCCCACAGAGCCAAAGGCATTGGAGATGCTTGCCAAGGCCGCAGACTGGTTTGACGAACAAGCGGATCTTCAGAAGGAGCGCCACGGCCTCGAAGCGCTTTATCTGCGGGCATATGAAGCCTTGAGCAAGGCAAGCCTCGTGTTGGCCCTAAGCGGTGGTATCCGCACCGCTGAGCATGTCCGCTGGGCGTTTGCATTGGTGCGCAGGGACATCGAAGAAAAGGCGCGGCTGGTCATCTCCAACGATCACCAGAAAGACGCCCCCATGAGCGCGCTGCAAGCCAAGATCGAAAACCTGTGCAGCGATGATGGCATCAGCGTTGGCGTGCTTTCCAACAAACTGCGCAAGTACAAGAAGGACGATATCGCCGCCGCCTTGGACGCGCTGGTCCAATCAGGCCGCATTGAACGCACTGAGCGCACCATTCCCCGCAATGGCAAGCAGTACACCCACATCCGCAAGGCGTAAAAACTAGATAGTCTAGATAGTACGGTTTACTATCCAGTTACTATCCAGATGTCGTTGAAATCAAAGGGAAAAAAACTAGATAGTCTAGATAGTACGATTTTCTAGATAGAGACAGATATATAGACATCTGGATAGGTAGATATACTGATAGTCTAATGCACTGTTTGGGGACTTATCCACAGAGAGAATATATATATATATATAACTATCTAGACTATCTAGTCTTTTATCTTTGTTTTTCAAAGAGATCTGGATAGCAAAATTTGACTATCCAGTTACTATCTAGACTATCCAGTTTTTTAGGGTGCTAAGGCATTGGAAATGCTGGGTTTTGGGGTGTTTTAGGGTGGTTTTTGAGCCTTTTGAGGCTGTGGGCGGCCTTGTTTGGGGGTTATGGGGTCTGGTTCGGGCTGTCTTTGGTGCTGCGGTTGCGCTTGCGGCGGTTTAGGTGAACGGACCATGGCTTTTGGCGCTTGCGGGGTGGTTTGGGTTCGGTGGGCGCTTTGGGGACTGGCTTGTAGCGCTTGCGTGGGGGTTTGGGTCCGGTTCTTTTGGGCAGGCGCGTTTTGGCAGTGGGTGGGTGCTGGCGTTGGGCGACGTAGGTGCCGCGGCTGTATGGGACTGGTGATCCCACATTGCGAACGAACCAATGCGGAGACAGATGCCCTTGGCGCATGGCAGTCAGAAGCAAGCGGACGGTTTGGGGGACTGGAGAATGTCCGCTCATCCAGTTGCCGATCTGGCGCATTCCGTAGCCGCTCATCCATGCCACATCCACCGCCCTAAGTGAGAGGCGGTCCATCAGTTCGCAAAGTTCTTGTGGTGTCATGGGATGGGATGTCATGGGTTAGCCTAAAGAAAAGGGCATCCCCTAGCTTGGTGCTGAGAGATGCCCGAGGGTTTTGGTGCTGGGCTGTTGGTTTGGCGTGGGCTGGATTGCCCTTGCGAGGGTCAGGCAGCGATTTGCATTAGCTTGTGCATGTCATGGTCCAGTTTTTCGTTCAGGGCTTGCAGTGCGGCTCTGAGGGCAATTTCAAGGGTGTCTCCATATTGGACGATTACCTTGTGGCCGTTCGGGTTTGTGTAATCGCTGGATGTCCACACGGCGGAGACGGAAAAAGCAATTCGGTCTGACAGGGTCAGAATGGCGATGTCGAAGCTTGAAAGATCATAGCGGTTGATGATGATTTCGAAAGCGTGCTGATCGATCATGGTTTGATGTCCCTTTGGTTTGTTGCGTCGTCGATGGGTTTTAGAATGAGGGTTTCGATTTTTGATCGCGTGCTGTTTAGGTTCTTGATCATGGCACGGGTTTTGGCAATGCCGGGGATTGTCACGCAACCGCCTTCGCGTTCGATCATGTCCAGCCACTCGTAGATGGCCCGGATCGTGGTGGCAGCATTGCGTGCGGCACTGGTGAGGGAGAGGGATCTTTGTTCTGGGGTCATAGCCCGGTTTCCTGTATCAGATCGTTTAGGCTAAGGTGGTGGGGTTCTGCTTGGGTCATTTGTTTTGATCCTTTAGGTCTAGAAGGGCTGAACTTGTAAGGCGGCCTGATAGGTTGCGGCGATTCACCTTTGATTTGATCTTTAGATTTGACATTCTGGCAGCAACCGCCGGCATCGATCGGCCTAGCTTTTGGGCGATTTGGGCATGAGACATTCCCGCACGCTTCATGCCGATTGCCCGTGCGGTTGTCTCTTCATCCCATGGTTCCGGCCTCATTGCGGTGTTTCCAATGCAACTTGGCAAACAAAGTCACCTTTGCAATCGGTGGCGATGTCTGAAAAGATCCAATGAAGGGCTGACCATAGGATAACGATCAGCAGGAGGGTTGCCGGGATATATTCATGGGCGCGCATTGGGTGAGCCTTCCGCTTGCTGGATTGCGTCTTGCAATGCCATTGCAACGAAGTGAGGGAACTCGCCGTGCATGAATGCCAGCTTGGCAGCTTCTAACAGGGCTATGGCAGCTTCGCGTGCCCTGATCTCTTTTGCCCATTGGTTTGCGGTGGGAGTCATGCCTTGAATGCCTTCATATCTTTGTATGGGATCTTAAGCGCTTTGCACATGGCAAGCTTTGCCTCGGTGCATGTTTTGGCTTGTGCGGTGCCCAGATAGTGAAACCGGGCTTTTTTCAGGCGGTACAGGCGGATGGTTTGCATTGGATTGCCTATTTCGCTGCATGATGGATTTCGGCAATCTCGTGCCAGTTCACCGAACTAAGCGGGATCATATCCCATACGAAGCCCGTTGCGTTGCCTAGAACGTCATAAAGGTGCTGCTCAACATCCTCGCGGCATGACTCGGGGGTAATGTCATAGTTATCTCTGGCCATCTCCGCCCATGTGTCGCCAAAGTAGAGGTTGACGAGCCATGTTTCGCGATTGGCCCAGCCGTTGCATGATTCAGTGGTCATATAATTGCCTTTCGATTGGATGTGCAGGACATAATGTCCGCAATGTGGTTATGTCAATCGGAAATTTTGCAAGATTGGCGCGGGATTGTTTGAATGTTTGGCCGATATGTGGCGCAGATTGCTAATGGTTGGCGGGGATTGCTAATCTCCCAAGAGTTCCGCCAATATCTCATCATCGCTCAATATCTCATCAAGAGATTGCGGCGAGGGAGCGAATTCGCCGTACAGGATCAAGTTAGTGTTTGCCCTTGCCCCTGCCTTGTCAGCCTCCCGCATTGTGGAAAACCCGCCGACCCGATGGATAGTATAATCACCTAACCAAAGTTCATAGGCGAACTTTCCGGGCGCGTGCTTGTCTTTACCCGTTGACCATCCCATAAGTAAAACCCCCTAAGTTAACCGATACGCCCACCCAACAAGACAGGCGCAAGGGATAAGCTAGGGCCGGATCAGAACAATCTGGCGCGTTTCAATCTGATCAGCCAAAGCGCGTAGGGCATTAAAGTGACTCCTCTTGGCAATGCTTGCTTGCGCTGGGCATTTCGCTTTCATTACAACCGGATTCGATTGCGTGCCTTCGCAAATTAGTAATCCCGTCAAAAGCGGCTAGAACAACGCGACGCTCTTGCGCATCACGATAGGCGCAAAGGCCATAGCGCCCAATTTTGGTGAAGTCGGGACGAACTTCATAATAAAACCCGCAATCCTTAACGCGCGCCATGATCGATTCTGGCCGCTTAAGTCCATTTCGATAGTCTGGCACCTTCGCGGCATCAGAAAAGACACTAGGCGGCAATGAAAAGGGAACGCCTCCGTAAGCGATAAGGTTGCCGGAGCGCGAAACGTGGTGCGCGCTATTGTCAATGTCAATAATCAGAATCTTATCTGTCATACATCATGTCCATGTTACTATCCCATATGTTCCACGTGGAACAATGTGCTTCCCGTTTGATGCCTCCTTTTATGCCGGACAATATGTCATGTCTATACGTATGAACACGCATGGACATAGGTATTGATACGTATAGACAGGCAGGACGATATGTCCTATGTGTTGCTCATAGCGAACGACAGGGGATTCGATATGCAAAACTACATTATAGACGCGGCCAATCGCCGTTGGGGAATCCGCCGTACTTGCGCAAATATGCCGGCGCGCGCGTATCACGCAATGCTCATTGACGACATTGACGATACAAGCGACATATTGCCCGGAATCATTGGGTTCTACGCGGAGACAATCGACGACGCAAAGCGCAAGCTCTTAGCCTAGCGACCCACGGGGCGCGCAACCCAGCGCGCCCCAAACCCATGCCCCGGTCCTGCCAGCCAAGGGCCTTTCGCGCCCCGCGCCCACCCCCACCACCCCTTTTCTGTTTGAGTTGGTACCATAGGGGGGTTACAAGGCGAGCAATCAAAATACAGAACAAAACCCATTCTCCCACAAAGGGGGTACCCCTATTGACGAAACAACGACCGGGGGGTAACAATTCCAAAATACCAATTGGAAAAACTCATGGCCAAAAAGCCCACATCACCATTTAAACGCGCTGCACATAACCCCGTAGATCCAGAAAACGACGACCGTTATCTGGTGACTACCGAGTCAATGCAGTTGCCCATGCCCGATGGTGATGTATCGGAAGCCGAGTTCACGACGTCACCATTCCGTGCGCTACTGGCAGACCGCAAACGCCGTAATCCCCATGAGCATGTACCCACCGAAAAGACACGCCGTGGCGTGGTCTACGCACATGGTCTGGGGCTGCCTATCACAGCCATTGCACGCATCATGGGCATCAATGAAAAAACGCTCGTTGCCCATTACGAGGAAGAACTGTTCGCCGCACGTCATGTCATGATGAATGACATCCAGACCAATCTGTACAACATTGCCCGTGACCCAAAGCACAAAGGCACAGTGCAGGCCGGTATCTACCTTCTGAGCAATCTTGGCGGAGAACTGTACCGCCCTGCCAAAAAAGTTGAACTGTCCGGTCCCGACGGCAGACCGCTGCAGATCGACCAGCGCACACAGACCGTGGATCCCAAAATGCTCACCGTGGAACAACGTGACGCCCTGCGCGAAATCATGAACAGCGCACTAAAGCTAACTCAGCAATCAGAACCCATTGAAGCTGAGTATAAAGAAGTAGATCCAGACTAATGGACACAGAATTTGATCCATCACTACTTAATCCTATTAAGCAGTTGGAAGCGCTTGATCGTGCTGACTGCGAAGAAAGCCTATACTATTTCTTGGTGAATGCTTGGAAATACATTGACGCCAGCCCGTGGAAAGATGGTTGGCCAATTGAGGCAGTGGCTGAACATCTGCAGGCAGTGGTGGATGGAGAGACACGGCGGCTGATCATCAACATTCCTCCCAGAATGGGCAAGCAAGTAGCTGATAACACTGAAGTTTTTACTACAGAAGGATGGAAAACGCACGGGGATTTGGCCCGAGGTGATTTTGTGTTTCACCCATCTGGTAAGCCAGTCAAAGTGCTTGCCGTATCAGATAAGACACCTTCCAATGTCCGCGTTGAGTTTTTTGATGGCAGTGTGTTCTACTGCCACGAAAATCACGAATGGACACTGTTCAATCGCATGAGCCGGTTGTGGGAAACAGTAGAGACTCGGCAGTTTTTGGAGCCCCGCCGTGGCCGGTGGGGGCAAACAAAGGGGAAACCCAAAGCTGCATCTAGTGGGGGTAGGGCGTTGCACCAACTTCCGCTAGTTGAGCCTTTGCAGATGCCTGACAAGGGCGCTGAATTGCCTGTCCATCCTTACGTCTTGGGCGCGTGGCTAGGGGATGGATCGTCGGGGAAGGCGTGCATTACCCACAGCCCGCGAGATACTGAGTGCATCAGCAAAATTGTGTCGTTGGGGTATTCCATCAGTGTCTCGTGGGAACACAAAAGGACTGGAGCAATCACAACGTCCTTTGCTTCTAGTAATCTCAAAAACGGCTTGCGCGAGGCAGGCGTGCTTAATGACAAGCATATTCCAAACCTCTATCTTTTGGGGACCATAAGCCAACGCCTTGAACTTTTGGCTGGCTTGATTGACACTGATGGCTGCGTCGATAAGAATAACAGGTGCCATTTTTCCAATGCGAATAAGAAAATTATTGATGGCGTTGCGGAGCTTGTGCGTAGCTTTGGGTGGCGCGCCGTTGTATCTAGCACACAGCCCCGGATGAGCACGTCAGGCATTCAAGGGAAAAAGGAATGCTGGACAGTAGCATTCCAGCCTACAATGGCTATTCCTACTGCCCTTCCACGCAAGCAAATTAAACGATTTGCCCCTAAGCGAGCAATTGGCCTCAAGTCCGTGACGCTTGAACCGCAAGGGCTTTTTGGCCATTGCATCCAAGTAGATTCGCCAGATGGGCTTTATTTGATTGGCCGCAATCTCATCCCTACGCACAATTCAACCATTACATCTGTGGCGTTTCCCGCATGGACATGGGCACAAGAGCATCGCTCACCGACGTCTGGTCCGGGCGTGCAGTTTCTTTGCGCATCGTATGCCAATCAGTTGGTGTTGCGCGACTCTGTGAAATGCCGTCGATTGATTGAGTCTCCATGGTACCAGAAGTTGTGGGGAGAAAGATTCAAGATCAATTCGGATCAGAATACTAAGTCACGCTTTAGTAATGACCAAGGTGGCGAACGACTGATTACTTCAGTTGGTGCGGCAGTGACTGGTGAAGGCGGATCATGTTTTCCCGGATGGATTAACGTGTCCACGCCGTTTGGAGACGTACCAATTTCCAAGGTTTCTGTAGGGGATACAGTATTATCGTTTGACCATTCACGGGGTAAGGTGGTAGAAAAACGGGTGTTGGCAACCCGCCTTCTTGAATCGGATACCCTTTATGAAATACGCACGGTTTCAGGAATTTCCGTCGAGTGTACTGGGGACCATCCAATTTTCGTGCAGGGGACAGGATATGTCCCAGCTTGTGAATTGGGGATTGGAGACGGGATTATTGTTCAAAGACGGTCGGAAAATGATCGTCAACCTTCTATGCGACAACTGCGGGGTAGAAACGCAAAAGCATCTTTACGAGGCACGCAAAGCCTTAAAACAAGGAAGCCGGGACGCATACTGCTCAAAAAAATGTTGCTCACAACACCATTCCACAAAAAACACAAAAGCGTGTGTAATTTGCGGAAAACTGCGCAAGCACAGGCACTCCGAAGTGTGCTCGGACGAGTGCCATCAAAAATTACGTTGGGACAAGCGCAAGAAAAAAGAATGCCCGCGTTGCAAAGCGCAATTTGCTGGTTGGACAATCTATTGCAGTCCGTCTTGTGCGGATGCGGATCATTCGGATCGCATGAAGGGTGCGCACAATTCCAATTTTTCCAAACTAGGCCGGTATTCCAACCAGTTCCGGGATATGCGAGTGATTGTTTTGGAGCGGGACGAGTTCGCTTGTCAGGCGTGTGGTTTGGTGGACGAGAAGGTGCAGCGCGGAAATCGAAAGAAATCAATTTTGCACGCGCATCACATAGACGAGAACAGCAGGAACAACGTGCCGGAAAATTTGATAATGCTGTGCGAATCGTGTCATCGCCTGCATCATCATGGCAAAATGATGTCATCTGCTCAATTGAGCGATATAGCGGTCCAAAGAACAAAGTCTATGACATTCAAGTTGAAGAATGCCACAACTTCTTTGCTAATGGCGTACTTGCCCATAACTGCATAATTGTAGATGACCCCAACTCAGCCTCTGAAGCGTTTTCTGAAGCAACTATTGAATCGACTATTGAGTGGTGGGACGGCACGATGTCCACCCGTCTTAACGATCAGAAGACCGGGGCGATGATTGTCATTCAGCAGAGATTGGCTGAGAATGACTTGACTGGGCACATTCTGGAAAAAGAGTCAGCTGGCTGGACGCACTTGTGTTTGCCAATGCGGTATGAAGCTGATCGGGCGTTCAAGAACAGTATTGGCTGGGAAGATCCACGCGAGAAAGAGGGTGACTTGCTGTGGCCTGATCGTTTTGGCGATGAGGAAGTAACCCGGCTGGAGCGCGCATTGGGGCCGTTCATGGCGGCTGGACAGTTGCAGCAGCGTCCTGAGCCTGCAGGCGGTGGGATCATCAAGCGCGATTGGTGGAAGTTGTGGCCGGACTCGACCTTTCCGCCGATGGACTACATTGTGGCATCGTTGGATACGGCATATACGTCCAAAACCAGCAATGACCCATCTGCGATGACAATCTGGGGCATATTCACTACAGATGCGAGTGCCGTGGCGCACAGGACGATTGGGGCGGATGGGCGACCGCAGTATATTGACCGGGCGTACAATGAGTCAGCGCCGAAGGTCATGATGATGCACGCATGGACCGAGCGGCTGGAGTTCCATGATCTGGTGGAGAAGGTTGCCAAGACCTGCAAGGCGCTGAAGGTTGACAAGTTGCTGATTGAAAACAAGGCCAGCGGGATCTCTGTGGCGCAGGAAATGCGGAGGCTGTACGGCAATGAAGGGTTTGCTGTGCAGTTGTCGGATCCGAAAAGTCTTGACAAAATGGCGCGGCTGTATTCGGTGCAGCACTTGTTCTCGGAAGGGATGATCTACGCCCCGGACAAGAAGTGGACCGAAGAAGTGATCACGCAAGTCGGTCAGTTTCCAAAGGGCCGCCATGACGACTTGGTGGATACTGTGTCTATGTCGATCAGGCACCTGCGAGATATTGGCCTGCTGACCAGATCCGCCGAACGCATCCAAGAAATTGAAGGCATGAAGACGTACCCCAACAAGCAAGAAACGCCCTTGTACCCTGTGTAAAGGAAAAAAGATGACCAGCACCGACTCCCTGATGATCTCTGAAGCAGAAAGCGCGGCCAACGCGACGGCACCGCGTGTCACGCTGGAAAGCATGACGGCGAAGATCGTCAGCGAAACATACTACCGCCACAACCTGCTGACAATCTGCGTCCTTGAGATGGAAAACGGTTTTTATGTAGTGGGCGAGAGTGCCCCGGCTAGTGCAGCGAACTACGATGCCAATCTTGGCAACAAGTTTGCTTATGAAAATGCCATCCGCCAGCTTTGGAAGCTGGAAGGATATGTCCTGCGAGAAAAATTGAGCGCGGAAAGGAAGTGATGCTTACCCCACGAATCCTGACAGCCTGTACCGTTGATGATCTTGGCGGGATGCAGTATGAAGTCCGCGTATGGGGCGGGCTGGAACCATTTGACCATGAGCGCACTTATACCGTAAAAGCGACGTCAGAAGATAACGCCGCCCAAAAAGGTATGGAGCTTTTCATGGAAGAAATGGAAGCGCTGTACGACATGAAGGAAGACTAATGGCTACTGCACCGGGCCTTGCCCCCATGAACATTCGTCAGCCCGGTCCAGTGCAGTCTGTGGCCCATGATGAGCCGATTCATATCGACTTCGCTGACGAGTCTGGCGACAAGCCCGTGCTGGATGGAAATGGCGATACGATTTCGATTGAGCATGACGATGGCTCGATCACCATTTCGCTTGATGGCAATCCGCTGGACAAGGCTGAACGCACCGATCACGGCGGGTGGTTCGACAATCTGGTGGATGAAATCCCCCAAGATGAACTGTCGCGGATCTCCGGTGATTTGATCAGCGGGATCGAAGAAGACATCATGTCCCGCAAGGATTGGATTGAAGCCCGTGCAATGGGTGTGAAACTGCTGGGGCTGAAGATTGAAATCCCCGGTTTGCAGGGCGCGACGGATGGAGCGCCAGTGGAAGGCATGTCGCGGGTACGACATCCATTGCTGCTGGAGGCTGTACTGCGGTTTCAAGCCAATGCGCGCTCTGAACTGCTGCCGACCGATGGGCCGGTGAAGATCCGCAATGATGACAACAACGCGACCCTGCAGGAAGACCAGATTGCAGACGCGCTGGAAACTGACCTCAATCACTATCTGACATCGACGGCGACGGAATACTATCCTGACACGGACCGTATGCTTCTGATGCTGGGGTTCGGCGGGACGTCGTTCAAGAAGGTCTACTATTGCCCCTTGCGGAACCGGCCCGTCTCGGAGACGGTTGATGCTGACGACCTGATCGTCAATGACTCGGCCACCGATCTGTCCAATGCAAGCCGGATTACGCACCGAATCACCATGCGCCCGTCTACGGTCAAGCGTATGCAGATCTTGGGCGTGTACCGAGACATCGACTTGGGGTCGGCAAAGCAGCGGGAACTGGATTCGTATCAGCGGGCTGAGAAAGAACAGCAAGGCATTTCGGATAGCAGCAGTTCGGCAAAAGACCGCGACCGCGAAATCTACGAGTGCTACTGCGAACTGGACATCCGTGGCTTTGAGCACAAGCACAAGGGCAAGATCTCCGGGCTGGAGATTCCGTATCGCGTAACGATCGATGTTTCGTCCAAAGAAATTCTGTCCATTGTGCGGAATTTTGACGAAAGCACCAATGATCTGCCCATCGCAAAGTCCAACTTTGTCAAGTATACTTTTGTGCCCGGTATGGGATTCTACGACATTGGTCTGCTGCACATTCTTGGCAACACTACGAACGCTATTACCGCAGCTTGGCGGGAACTGCTGGATGCCGGGATGTATTCAAACTTCCCCGGCTTCCTGATGGCTGACACTGGCGCTCGGCAGAACACCAATATGTTCCGCGTGCCACCGGGCGGTGCGGCGTTGGTGAAGACCGGCGGGATGCCTATTAGTCAAGCCATTATGCCTTTGCCGTATCAGCCACCAAATCAGGCCCTGATGGCGCTGGTTTCGGACATTGCGCAGACGGGTATGCGTATTGGTGGCACGTCCGAGATGCAGGTTGGCGAAGGCAAGGCTGACGCACCTGTTGGAACGACGTTGGCGATGATCGAGCAGGCCACGAAGGTGCTGGACTCGGTGCATAAGCGGCTGCATGCATCGCAGGCTGAGGAATTCCGGCTGCTTTGCGAGTGCTTTGAGGAGCATCCAGAAAGTTTCTGGCAACGCAACTTCAAGCCTACGGTCAAGTGGGACGAGCAGATGTTCCTGACTGCACTGCGTAACTACGATTTGGTGCCGCAGGCCGACCCCAATACGGCATCGCATGGCCAGCGGATGATGAAAATCGCTGCACTGAAGCAGTTGCAGGCGCAGAACCCGACCATGTACGATCCGATTGCCATTGATCGGGCGGCATTGGCGGCATTGGGCTGGTCGAATCCTGATCAGTTTATGGCACCGCCGCAGTCGCAGCAGGCTCCGCCGCCTGAAATGATGCAGATGCAGGCCAAAATGGCCAATGAGAAGGCTATTGCGCAAGCCAAGACGATGGATGCGCAGGCAAAGGTTGCCGAAACGCAGGCCAAGATCCAGTCTGGGTACTTTGATCGCAAGTCTGAAGGTCTGGATCCGCAGGCGGCACAGGCGCAGATGACGTCGGCTCGGGCTGATCTGATGAACGCCGAAACCAAGCGCAATGAGATGGGTCTACGGCATCAGGAACGGCAGGTTGAGGACGAAAACCGCGACATGGACCGCGAAAGCCGCGAACGGATCGCGATGCTGGGACTTGCCAAGGACATCCTGCTCCATCCCGGCGACGAACAAGAGATTGCACCATTGGTAAACCCGTCCGAAAATCAGTTTAAGGGCCAGTAACCGTTACTTGCATGTCAAGTAAAAACCCGCTAATGCTTCTACATTCGCCGCTACGGCGGTATGGAAGGAGACTGTAATGTCGGAAATGTCCCGGATGGCCCGCCGCTCTATGCGTGCGAAGATCCACCGCTTGACCAAGGGTGTTGAGGGTAAGGTTGACGCTTCTGACTACGGTCCAGAAGAAGTTCTGAGCGAAGGCGTAAAGACTGGCGCACGTCCGATTTCGCGTCGTGCGTTCAAAAAAGGCGGTAAGGTCGTCGCTGTTACGGGCAAGGATGCTGTCAAGCATGCCGGTAAGCGTCCCCGTCGCGCTGAAGGCGGCAAGGCACTGACTGCCGACAGCCTGATCAACCGCGATGTGAAGGAAGCCAACGAAAAGCGCGAAGGCGAAAAGCATATCGGCGCGTTCAAGCGTGGTGGTCGCACCAAGAAAGCCGCAGGCGGCGCTGGTGTGAATGCCGATATGGGCGGAAAAAACTTTGGCGTTACGGGATCGTCTTGGGACGATGACCAGAAGCAGGCTCCAAAAGCTGCGCCGAAGCCCCAGCCGCGTTACGTTCCCACCGAAGAAGTTGACGACGCTGGCCCGATGCCCGTTCGTAGCGGCAACAAGCGCGGCGGCAATGTCACCGTTGCAGGCGAAAAGAAACTGATCAAGAAGGCTTTCCGCGAGCATGAAAATGCCGAACATGGCGGTAAGCATGAAAAGCTGAAGCTGAAGCGCGGCGGCGAAGCCCTCGACGGCGAACTGCAGGGCACGCGCCCCACTGGTGGCCGCACCGCCCGTGCCAGCGGCGGCCGCACCAAGGGCAAGACCAACATCGTGATCGCGATTGGACGTGGCCATGAGCAGCAGCCGCAGGGCGGAATGCAGCCACAGCCGGGTATGCCGCAGCCGCCACGTAGCGTTCCTGTTGCAATGCCGCCGCAGGGGCCAGCTGCTGGCGCTCCGATGCCGATGCCCTACCCGGTTCCCGCAGGCGCAGGCGCTCCTCCCGCTGGCCCTATGCCGATGGGTCGCAAGCGCGGTGGGCGCGCTGAATATAAGTTGGAAGACGGTGCAGGCGGTGGCAAAGGCCGCTTGGAAAAGATTGATTGGTACGGTAAGAAGTAAACTACTAGGGCGGCGCTCATTGGAAGGGGTGCCGCCCCAATTATTTGATTGGATCCTATTATGAACTACAATAGCCTCTTTGAGGTCGAATTGCGTAAACTGATTGATGCTGAAGTTGCTAACATAGCAGAAAAGATCACGCATCCAGCCGCAGTAATGTCCTATGAGGACTACAAGTACGAACTTGGAAGAATTACATCACTTCGCTCAGTCTATGAACTATGCGACGAAGTGAACCATTTTATGTCGAAACGCTAACTGGAGACTATAATGCCACATATGGTTATGACACACGATACCGACCCCAAGCAGGGCATCATTAATGAGATTGGTAACATTGATGACATTGAAATCTTTAACAACAAGATTCTGGTCGCGGTTTACATCCGCCCTGAAAAAACCAAGTCTGGCATCTACCTTCCGGATGCTCACCGTGATGAGGACAAGATCCAAGGCAAAGTAGGTCTTGTCATGAAGATGGGTCCGGAAGCCTTTGATGATCCAAACGGCAACTGGTTCAACGGCGTCAAGGTCGAAGAAGGCGATTGGGTGGTATTCCGCCCCTCCGACGGCTGGAGCATCACTGTCAACGGCGTTCTGTGCCGCATGCTGGATGACACCAACGTCCGTGGCCGCATTCAGCACCCCGATCAGGTCTGGTAATGGAGAATCTTATGTCGGATGGCAATGAAGAACAGATTGAACTGATTCTTGATGACGATCATAAGGTTGAAGAACCCGAAATCGTCGTTGAGAAGGCAGAGGAAAAGGCTCCTGAGCCTGATCCAGTGGACAATACGCTCAAGGAAATGCGCGAGAAGTTTGAGCGCGAGCGTCAGGCCCGTGCAGAAGCAGAACGCCGCGCCAATGAAGCAGCCCAAGAGGCATATCGGTATCAGGCCGAGGCGCAGGATAGCAACAAGCATCTGGTTGCCAATGCCATTGAGTCGGTCAAGCAGACGACTGACATTCTCAAGTCCAACTACCAGAACGCCATGGCAACTGGTGATTTTGCTGCTGCCGCAGACATCCAAACTGAGATTGCCACAAATGCTGCACGCTTGATGCAGCTTGAACAGGGCAGGCAGGCTCTGGAAACGGCACCCAAGCGGGAAGCGCCTGCTCCTTATGTGGCAGACCCTGTGGAGGCATTGGCATCGCAGTTGTCGCCTCGTTCGGCAGATTGGGTCCGTCGCCACCCCGAGTATGCGACCGACCAGAACCTGTATCGCAAGATGATTGCGGCGCACAATCTGGCGGATGCTGATGGCATTGCTCCCGATAGTGATGAGTATTTCAACTCTATCGAAAGCACGCTCCGCATTCGCACTCCGGAACCGGAAGCGCCTGTTCAGCGTCGTTCTTCGCCCCCTGCGGCACCTGTTTCACGCATGAGCACGGTTCCGGGTACGTCGCCCAACCGCGTTACCCTGACGGGCGCAGAGCGTGAGATTGCCAGCATGATGGGCATGACTGAGCAGGAATATGGCAAACAGAAACTCGCGCTGATCCGCGAAGGCAAAATGAACCGTTAAGGAGATTAGATTATGGGTATTCCACCGAAGCGCGGGCGTCCCCCGCAGGTCAAAAAAGCAGTTGAACAGTCAATCAAGGCAAATGCAGCGGCGCAAGAGCCTATGCAGCACGTCTTGGAGGAAGCCTTTGAACCGGCTCCTATTCCCACTCCGATTGTCCGTCCGGAATTGCGCCCGTCGCTGCGTGAGGAAGATCCGCGCACCCGCGCTGCTCGTCGTACCGCTGAACTGCGTGACCACCTTGGCGAGATGGACGAAGGCGTTGATGAATTCCGCATCAACAAGGAAGACGTCCCGGCAGGCTGGGAATACGAATGGAAGCGTAAGACGTTCCTTGGCGCAGAAGATCCGGCCTATCAGGTGCAGTTGGCTCGTGCAGGCTGGGAAGCCGTCCCCACTGCGCGTCACCCGGCCTACATGCCTCTGGAAGGCAACTATCCGGTTATCGAGCGCAAGGGCATGATCCTTATGGAGCGTCCCAAGGAAATTTGTGATGAAGCGCGTCTGATCGAACTGAACAAGGCCCGTCGGCAGGTCCGGCAGAAGGAAGCCCAACTCAATTCGGCAGAAGGCGGTCAGTTTGAGCGCACCAACAAGGACCAGTCGCTGGTCAAGGTTAAGCGTTCTTACGAATCAATTCCGATTCCAGAGTAACAATAAGGGGCGGCTAACTACCGCCCCTTTATTTTGCAGTTGACAATCTGCCCTAAATAGTAGCAGGGTTACAGTCGATCTCCCTCGGTGTGGAGATTTAACCAGTTTCAAGTCTTTAATCGCCCCGGTGTGCGACGACGACTTTCCTGAAAAGGATTCCCGACATGGCGAATACCAACGCCCCTTTCGGTTTCCGTCAGTCCAGTGGCACCGGCTCGGCCCCTACGTATGAGCAGGTTACTCTGATTGGCGGAATTGACTACAATACTGCGAACATCTTCTACGGCGACCCAGTGTTTCGTCTTTCGGACGGCACAATTGCTGGCGTGACCACTGGCCCCGGCCCCGGCACGACCACGATTGCTGGCATCTTCCAAGGTTGCAAGTACCTCTCGACTTCGCAGAAGCGCACCGTCTGGTCGAACTATTGGCCGGGTTCGGACGTTTCGAGCGCCAACCAAGGCGTTACGGAAGCCTACATCGTCAACGATCCGAATGCGCAGTTCCTTGCGCAGGTTAGCGGTTCGTCTTCGACTGGTCTGACTGCTGCTCAGATCGGCCTGAACGTGCAGTTCGCTTACGGCACCGGCAATACCTCGACGGGTATCTCGGGCGCTTACATCGACATCACGGTGACTCCTGCGACCACTTCGACGCTTCCGTTCCGTGTTGTGTCGCTTCCCGCCAACCCTCCGGGTGCCAACGGCACTTCGTCGGGTGCATATAACTACGCGGTTGTGGCGTTTAATAACGTCGAAACCAAGAATCTGACCGCCGTCTAAGGAGTAAGGCACAATGGCTGTTAATCTTTCAGCAATTAAAGACCTTCTCCTCCCCGGTCTCCGGGGGATTGAGGGCAAGTACGAGATGATTCCGTCTCAGTACGACAAGATCTTCACGAAGCACGACTCGAAGCTGGCTCTCGAACGTACCGCTGAAATGCGTTACCTCGGTCTTGCCCAGCTTAAGACTGAAGGCGGCCAGACCTCCTTCGACAATGGTGCTGGTGAACGCTACATCTACAACCAAGAGCACAATGAAATTGCGCTGGGCTATGCCATCACGCGTAAGGCCATTGACGACAACCTGTACAAGACGCAGTTCCACCCGTCGAACCTCGGCCTGATTGAATCGTTTCAGCAGACCAAGGAAATCTACGGCGCGAACATTCTGAACACCGCCACCACCTACAACGCCGCTATCGGCGCTGACGGCGTTGCGCTGTGCTCGGCTTCGCACCCGATTGACGGTGGTACGGTTGCTAACACTCCTTCGACGCAGGTTGACCTGAACGAAGCTACGCTGCTGAATGCGATGATCGCAATCCGCACGAACTTCAAGGATCAGGCTGGTCTGAAGGTGTTTGCTCGCGGTCGTAAGCTGATCGTTCCGCCGCAGCTTGAACCCGTTGCAATTCGTCTGACGAAGACGGAACTGCGTCCGGGTACTGCCGACAACGACGTGAACGCGATCCTGTCGACTGCTGGTGGCCTGCCTGAAGGTTACATGGTCAACGACTTCCTGACCTCGTCGTATGCTTGGTTCCTGCTGACCAACATCGACGGTCTGTCGTACATGGAACGCGTGAAGTTCGAAACCGACATGCAGGTGGACTTTGTGACCGACAACCTGCTGGTCAAGGGCTATGAGCGGTACTCGTTTGGGTACTACAACTGGCGCTCGATCTACGGTTCGTTCCCGACCTCGTAATAGTGCTGTAAGGGAGACTAAATATGTCAGCTACAGCCTTTACTGGTCCCCTGTTCGCAGGGAACGTACTTAACAGCGATGGCACCGGCAATCTTGCCGGTGTCGGTGGCAGCAGCGGTGAACAGAACCTTGGTTGGACCGATATGGTTCAGGCGCAGGTTATCTATCAGGCGACTAACGGAAGTTCGGCAGGCGTCTACACGACCTCGCTGGTGATTCCGGCAAACAGCTTCATCACCTCGATTGATCTGTTTGTGACGACTGGGTGGACGGGAACCGCCAAGACCTTGGGCTTCGGCACCACGGCTTCGGCTACCGCACTTACCACTGCTGGTGCAGTTGATGGCACCAACCTTGGCAAGGTCACTGTGACTCCCGGAACCGGCGCTACGCAGATTTCCAACTGGTTGAACGTCGGGCCGACCGACGTTCAGATTGTTGTCACTTCTACGAATACCGGCTCGGGCGTTGCAACCTTGGTTGTGAAGTACGCACAGGCTTACAACAGCTACACCACCGGCAACGGTAACATCGTCTACTAAGGAGGCTTAAATGAAAAGCCACATGCGCAAGCACCGTAACACTGGCGGTGTGAATGAAGCTGAAAAAGACCTGCACGACCACCCGGAAGCACGTACCAACGCGCGCGAAATCGACCGTGAGGCCGAAGAGCGTAAGCGCGGTGGCCGCGCCAAGCGGAAGTCGGGCGGCAAGTGTGCAGAAGGCATGGGTCCTGAGCACGAATCGACCATGGGGCGCGAAAAGCGCAAGCGTGGCGGCATGGTCGGCAAGAAGCATGTAGAAATGCATGGTGAAAAGGCCGAGCATCACATGGGCCGCAAGCCGCGCAAGTCGGGTGGTTCGTGTGAATCGCACCCGTTCTCGTCGGCTGCCAAGGCTGAAGTCCCCAAGGGCCGTAAGCTGGACATGGAAATGGATGGCCTCTGAGGCCAATCTAGTCCATTAAAAAGCGAGCGGGGGCTTAACGGCCCCCGTTTTGCTATGGAGATTGCAATGTCTGACACTTGGCAGCGCAAAGAAGGCCAATCCCCGGCTGGTGGATTGAATGATAAGGGCCGCGCATCACTGCGCGCGGAAGGTCACAACATCAAGCGCCCTGTGACCGCATCTGAAGCTGAGCATAGTCCAGAAGCTGCGCAACGGCGTGAGAATTTTAGGACTCGGATGTGCGGACTCAAGCATAGCTTGGCATCGCCCAAAACGGCGCATGACCCGAACAGCCGGATCAATCTGGCGCTGAAGCGGTGGGACGTAAAATGCTGAAGAAGCCGTTCTGGGAAACGGAAGCGCCTAGCGATGCTGAGCACAAGCATTTGAACCGCAAAAGCGTGCAAGATGCCAAGGCGCGAGCAAGAGCCGCTGGACGGCCTTACCCAAATCTAGTAGACAACGTAGCAGCGGCCCGCGCTGGCCACAAGAAGGGCGAGTAATATGTCAGCTTTTGTTACCACCGGGACCGTTAGTCCGTCGATCACTCGCACTGGCCGGAATGAGCCATTTGATCTGCAAGTCGGACGTGGCCAGATTACGTTTCATCAGCCGGTTGCTATCTTCGGTTATTCATCGGGAATTGGCAATACCACTACTCCCCAGACCGTCTGGGAAGGGGCCAACAACGCCACGCAGAACAACTACACCTACTTGTCTACCGCATCGCAGCTTACCCTCGCGAGTTCGAGCACGTCAGACACCGGGGTTGTATTCATCTCTGGTCTGGACGCAAACTTCAACCTGCAGTCGGAAACGCTGACACTGAATGGCACGACCGCCGTCACGTCGGTAAACTCCTACCTCCGCGTCAATGGCCTGTACTGCACCAACTTCTCCAACGTCGGCACGATCACGGCCAAAGTCAGCACGACAGTGTATGGCCAGATCAACCCCGGCTTTGGCCAGACGCAGATGGCGGTGTACACTGTTCCCAACGGTTACACCTTCTACCAGACCCTGCTTCAGGCTAATAGCACGCTCGCCAATCAGGCGGTTCTGTTCCAGACGCAGGAATTCTACAACCTGCCCTCCACTCTGGTCCTGAACGGGTACTCGATCCCGCATAACCAGAACACGCAGCAGGCCCAGATTTCCCCGTTCTCCACGGGCTTCTTCAACATCCCCTTCACCGTCCCCATCCCTTACTCGGCTGGCTGCGACCTGCAGTGGCAAGCAAAGACCAACAGTGGCGGCATCAACGGCTCCGTGAGTTGTTTTATTGGCGGGTACTTGATCAAAAACGACGGCACTCTGTAAGGAATAGCCAATGACGGCGAGTGGCACCTATAACTACAACCCGTCATTGGGCGAGTTGGTCCTGTACGCATTCAATCTGTGCGGGATCCGAAACACTGCCATTACCCAGCAGCACATGGAATCGGCCCGTATGGCCGCAAACCTGCTGCTGGGGCGTTGGTCATCTGAAGGTGTAAACCTTTGGATGGTGACTCTGCAGAGCATTCCGCTTGTGCAAGGCCAATCCACGTACTCTGTTCCCAGCAACAATATCGTCATGCTTGATGCCTATGTGACCACAGGCAGCACAGTGTTCACCGGCTATATCAATGGCACGACGCTGACTGTTACAAACAATGTCTATCTTTCATCTGGAACAGTAATATCTGGTCAATCCATTACCAATGGTACTACGATTACTTCCGTAAACAATGCTTCGTTTACTGGATCCATCACCGCCGGTGTTCTGACGGTATCAAGCACGAACAGCGGTTCGGTGGCAGTAGGAATGGCCATCACTGGCAATTCCATTCCTAGCGGAACATATATTGTTTCAACAAGCGGCGGCAATTGGGTTCTGAATAATTCTATAACAGTTTCTTCTGAGGCAATCTCGGGAGTTAGCTATAACCTTAACAATTCTCAAACGGTTGCCATTTCCCAGATGATTGGCGAAACCGCTCAGTCGATTGACCGTCTGATCCTGCCGATTAGCCGCACGGAGTATGCCTCGTATCCCAATAAGGACCAGCAGGGCTTTCCTACGACCTATTGGCAGGATCGTCTGATTAACGGTACCGTTACCCTGTGGCCAGTTCCTGACGGCACCCAATCGTCGTTCAGCTACTACCAAGTGGGCCAGATTGACGACGCCAACTTTACCAATGGCCAAACGGTCAATATGCCCGGATACTTCCTTGAGGCATTTGCGTACGGACTAGCGCAGCGTCTGGCGTCGATCTGGTCACCCGATAAGATGGCGCTGCTCAAGCCTCTGGCGGATGAGGCATATCAAATTGCCGTCCAGCAGAACGTGGAAACGGCGCAGTATTATATTTCCCCAATGGTTTCAGGGTATTATAGGTAATGGCCTATGCTTCCCGGTCTGGGCGGGCCAGAACAGATTCGAGCAATCCGCAGGCTCATGCGATTTGCGACAGGTGCGGATTTAGGTATAATCACGTAGATCTACATTGGCAGTACGATTGGCGCGGTGCTGCTCTGCAGAACATCCGCATCTTGGTATGCGACCGATGCCTCGACACCCCGCAGGAGCAGTTGCGGGCTATTGTGGTGCCAGCGGATCCAGTGCCGATTGTCCAGCCTAGAACGCAGGACTTTGCGGGCGCAGAGACTGACTATAGCACGATCAGTGCCCCGACCGTTTATGACTCCGTGACTGGCATCCCCGTTCCGTCCACTACGACGCTGTTGACGCAAGATGGGCAGAACATGACCACGCAGCCATTGGGCGTTCCCAATGACGTGGATCAGAACGCTATCATGCCTCTGAATGGCACAGTAAAGTACGGTGCAGCACTGCCGCTGCTGTCAGTGTCTTCGATTGGGACTACGACGGTTACAGTTACGTGCTCCTCTCCGCACGGCCTTGTTACCAATGCGCAGATTTCTGCCGCCGGACTCACCAACAAAGAGGCAGATGGCTTGTTTAGTGTGACCGTGACGACCGCAACGGCATTTACGTACATGTCAAATGTGGCTATCCCAGCTGGCAGCCTTCTGACTGGGACAAGCCGAATTGTAACTGCAGATGTCGGCTTGCCGTATAATTACGTACAGGTTCCGCAGACGGGGATATAATATGGCCAATACGACTATTCCGAATCTTCCCGTTGTGACGTCCCTCACGGGTGTAGAATACCTTGAGGCAGTCCAGTCTGGCACATCGGTGCGCGTGACGGTAAACCAGATCAACTCCGTTCCGTCTCCAGTGCCTATCCTACTTCCGCAATACACAACCGCTCAGAAAAACGCTATTATCACTAGCGTAGGGGCTGTTGTTTACGATACAACTCTTGGCAAGATGTGTGTATACACCCCCACTGGATGGCAAACTGTCAGCTCTACATAGGGGCGGGAATAAATGTCTAATACTACGATTCCGAATCTTCCCGCTGTAACGTCTCTCTCTGGGGCGGAACTGATTGAAGTCGTGCAGGCCGGGACGTCTTCCCGTGCTACTACTTCGCAGATTGCTGCTCTTGGTCTTGGCCCGACCGGACCTACTGGAAGCGTTGGCCCCACCGGCCCTACTGGCCCTATTGGCATGACCGGCCCAACTGGCGCAAATGGCCCTACTGGACCGACGGGACCCACGGGGTCTTCGGGATCGCTGTATCCGACCACCAGTATCAGCACGCTTACAATTGCGACCGGAACACAGACCCTGACGGTCGGCACCGGCCTTTCGTACACGGTTGCTCAGTCGGTAATCATCGCCAACAGCGCAACGAATTGGATGACCGGCCCAATCGTGTCGTACAATTCCGCCACTGGCGTTATGGTTGTGAACGTCCTTGAGGTCAGCGGATCTGGTACGTATGCATCTTGGTCCATCAATCTTGATGGTGCCGTAGGCCCAATCGGACCCACTGGCCCCACTGGCGCGGCATCGAGTGTGCCCGGACCCACTGGACCTACGGGTATTGGACCTACCGGACCCACTGGCCCTATTGGCGCAAATGGCCCCACTGGACCGACCGGCTTCAATGGACCTACCGGCCCAACTGGCATTGCGGGACCCACCGGACCTACTGGCAATGTTGGTCCTACGGGTCCAACCGGCGCTACGGGTCCGCAGGGAAGTCTTTTTGCTACGACTAGTTCTACCAGCCTGACCATTGCAACTGGGTCGCAAACGCTAACCGTAGGCACCGGATTGTCCTATACAATCGGGCAGGTTGTCTCGATTGCATACAGTTCCTCATACGAAATGTTCGGCATCGTCACGGGCTATAATGCCGTCAGCGGCGTTATGAACGTCAATGTCTTTTCGACTATTGGCACTGGGACGATTTCTAGCTGGAACGTCAATCTTTCTGGCCCCATTGGTCCGACCGGATCGACGGGGCCTACTGGACCTACTGGTCCCACGGGTGCAAACTCCACCGTTGCTGGACCTACCGGCCCTACTGGCCCCACGGGAACTGCAGGCAGCACAGGGCCTACCGGGCCTACGGGAACCGCAGGAACTAATGGGCCGACCGGGCCTACGGGAACCGCAGGCAGCACAGGGCCTACCGGGCCTACGGGAACCGCAGGAACTAATGGGCCGACAGGCCCCACCGGCCCTACAGGAACTAACGGACCGACCGGGCCTACTGGCGCAACAGGTCCAAGCACACTTATTGTTGGCACCACAGCCACGAGCGGTGGCGCAGCGGGCCAGATCATGTACGACTCGGGGTCCGTGCTGCAAGAAAGCAGCGCCCTGACGTGGAACAACACCTCAAAGCAGCTCACCGCAGTGGGGAATGTCACCATTGGCGGCGCGGCTACCTCTGCCCCAGCTTGGTCCACCAACGGCATCAGCCTGATCCAGTCCCCGGCTACTTTCACAGACACAACCACTGCCGCTTCTGGGAACATCACAACCGCGTACATGAACCTGCTCGGTACGCAAACATACGCATCCGCAAATGCTACCGGTGTAGGTACCGTTTCGATCGGCTACCTGTACGGAACCTATTTCCAAGCACCTGCCGTTGGGTCGTTCGTGTCGGTCAACAACCCGGCTGCAATCGGTGCAGATAGTGCGATAATCAACGGTACTTTCATCCAGAACGGCGGGGTGTTCAGCTCCAACTCTGGGTCATTCAACACCACGATTTCGTGCGGCATCGGCAACATGACGATAGGCTCGACATCGTCTGGTGCCCTTCTTCTTGGCACAGCGACCACCGGAACCATCAATCTGGGCAGTACCGTTTCGGGAGCTATGACGGTAAACTTCGGAGGCAACTTTGCGCTCTCCGGGGCGGCGACCAAGACGATCACAATTGGTGGATCTGGCACCACTGGTGCCATCTCTCTCGGGATTTCCACAGGCAACAGCACCACAAACATCAGCACTGGTGCTGTAACGTCAGGAAATACAAAAACCGTCAACATCGGCAATAATGGTACATCGGGCAGCACCACAGCCATCGCCATTGGCAGTGCGGCTGGCACCAGCACGACTACGCTGAATGGGGTTGTCACAGCCCCAACTAGCATTTCCAGCCCATCCATCGGCATCACGTCGAACTCTACGACCACGACACTGCAGGGCAGCGCGAGTGCTGCGGCCACGACTTATACGCTCCCTGCATCGGCTCCGAGCAGCAATGGCTACGTACTGTCGTCCACCACTGGCGGTGTCATGTCGTGGATTCCTGTATCCGGCTCCGGCACAGTAACTAGTGTCAGTGGCTCTGGCGGGACCACGGGCCTGACGTTGACTGGCGGCCCCATCACCACCTCGGGCACCCTCACGCTGGGCGGAACTCTCGCTGTAGCCAATGGAGGGACTGGCGTCACGACATCGACCGGGACGGGCTCCGTGGTCCTGTCCAACAGCCCCACGCTGGTCACTCCAGCCCTCGGCACCCCGACGGCCATTGTCCTTACCAACGCGACCGGCCTGCCCCTTTCGACCGGCGTCACGGGCACTCTACCCGTGGGAAATGGCGGGACCGGCCTGACGTCTCTCGCATCTGGCTACATCCCGTATGGGAATGGCTCCAGCGCCCTCGCAAGCACCTCAAACTTTACCTTCAGCGGGACATCTCTGTCATCCCCATTCTACATCGCCAGCGGCTCGATCTTGTCCGCGCTGTCAGCCGGTGCATATAGCTATGGCACGCTAGGATATAGCGATACGGGAATTTTTGCGTCATACACGCTATCCACCAACAGCTACGTCCAGACAATTTTGCAAAACACGAACAACGGCGCAGCAGCATCCGTTGACCACATTGTGTCGAACAACCTTGGGACATCTACGACCTACTACGGCGACTTCGGAATGAATAGTTCCGGGTTCACCGGCAGCGGGTCGCTGAATCTTGCCAACGCCGTATACCTGTACTCGAACAGTGGCGATCTGGTGCTTGGCACGGCCACGTCGAACCCCATCCACTTCGTCGTCAATAGCGGGACAACTGATGCGGTTGTCATTGCCACGACCGGAAAGACCACGTTTCAGGCATCATCGACAACCGCTGCCAGCATCAACCTAACCCCCGGCACTGCCCCCACCAGCCCTGTTAACGGGGATATTTGGGCTACGACGGCGGGGGTATATGCTCAGGTCAATGGATCAACTGTTGGCCCCTTTGGGACTGGTGGTGGTGGTGGCACCCTCACCGTAGGCACGACCGCAACCAGCGGTGGCGCAGCGGGCCAGATCATGTTTGATACCGGCTCGGTTATGTCGGAAAGTAGCAGCTTGACGTTTGCGTCCGCGACCCGCAAGCTGACCGTTGGCGGTCCAATCAATATTGCGGCAGGGACGTCCAACAGCTACACGGCATGGAATACCAGTGGGATCAATATGATCCAGAGCGCCGCCACATTCACAGACACTAGCACTGGAACATCTGGCACAGTCAATACCGCCTACATGAACTCGTTTGGGGCACAGACTTACGCTGCGGCAAGTACCGGCGTAACGGTCAACACCCTCTACGGCACGTACTTTACGGCCCCCTTGGCGGGAACAAACGTAACTGCTGGGCAAAAATACGCAGTTGGAGCAGACTCGCTAAATGTTACTGGGACATTTCTCGCATCAGCAGGCTCCTTCTCAATATCACTTACCAGTACCACCCTGCAGATCGGCTCAACCGTCGGTACCATTTCTATCGGCCTCGCCACCACATCTGGCCCCATCAGTATTGGTGGTACTAACCACACTGGTACCCTGACATTTGGCCAGTCTCTTGTATCTCAGACCACAAATATTCAGGCTGGCGCAACTTCGTCGGGCAACACAAAAACAATCAACCTCGGTACGGGCGGCGCATCGGGCAGCACCACTACAATCAACATCGGCTCAACAGCCGCACCCGGCGCTTTGGTACACAACGGTTCGTATCAGCCCCTGACCATCGCGACGACCAGCGGTAGCACAATCACGCCCACTGCCGGGACGACCAACCAATATAACGTCACGGCGCTTGCTGCCTCGGCTACTATTGCCGCACCTTCCGGCACCCCGGTTGATGGCCAGCGTCTGACAATCCGCTTCAAGGATAACGGCACAGCGCAGGCTCTTACATGGACTACCACATCAGGTGCATACCGCGCTGTCGGTGTAGCGCTGCCCACCACCACGGTAATCAGCAAGGTCTTGTATGTCGGATGTATATACAACTCGCAGGATAGCTTCTGGGACGTTGTAGCGGTGGCGCAGCAGTAAGATGGCTTGGTCTTTTATCGCAGCAGGGTCGGCCATTATGGGCCTAAACCCCACGGTGCCAGTGCCATCGGGCTATGCATCTGGGGATATCCTGATTATCGTATCAGTCAGCGGGACCCTGACAACCCCGACTGGTTGGACCCTGATTGGGACCAACAATGCTTGGGCTACCGCGTACTATAAAGTAGCTAGTGCAAGTGAGTCTTCTGTAGCGATGACTGGTGGCTCTGCCACCAATGAAACAGTCATGCTGTGCTATAGGGGCCTAAGCGGGTTCGATTCGTCCTCAACTCCAGTGAACAACACCACTGCGGGCACGAGCGTTACCACTAATACACTGACTACCACTGCAGCAAACGACTTGGTTGTTTCTGTTTACGGTGCCAACATTGTCGGTAGTCCGACTTTTACAGCACCCGGAAGCACCACAAGCCGCGTGAACGTACCCGGCGTCTCTGGCCTTGGCGGCAATTTTGCGCTGCTCGTTGTCGATGAAAGTCAGGCATCTGTAGGGACATCTACGGCCAGAACTGCAACGCTGAGTTCTAGTGATGTAAACGGCGCTCTTTCGTTTGCGTTTAAAGCCAACCAATCCAACTTCTTCCTAATGTTCTGAGGAAAAATCATGGCAAACACATACACATGGTCAATCGACCGCTTGGATTGCTACCCTACACAGGGATCGAACACGGATGTAGTGTTTGCCGTGTATTGGCATATCGAGGGGACTGACGGCACCAACGGCGCTGGTTCGTATTCCAACACGCAAATCACGCTTGATCCGAATGACACGTTTGTACCCTTTGCCCAACTGACGGAGGAGCAGGTCATTGGGTGGGTCCATGATGCTCTTGGCGAAGACGGTATCGCTCAATGGCAGGGCGCTATTGACAACCAGCTTTCTCTGCTTGCTGCACCTGCCGCTGTGACGCCAGCCTTGCCGTGGAGCACTACTCCTGCTACATAAATGGCTATAGCATCATAATATATTGGTTTTTCAATGACATTGAAGATCTGCGTCTACGCCATTAGCAAAAATGAAGAAATGTTTGCCGAGCGGTTCTGCAGCGCCGCTAGAGACGCCGACATGATTGTGATTGCAGACACTGGAAGCACTGATCGAACCCGTGATCTGGCAGAGCAATATGGAGCAATCGTCCATGATATTGTTGTTACTCCTTGGCGTTTTGATGACGCTCGAAACACTGCTCTATCTCTACTACCTCGCGAAATTGATGTTTGCGTTAGCCTTGACCTTGATGAAGTTCTTCAACCCGGATGGCGAGAAGAAATCGAGCGTGTCTGGACTGCGGGAACCACTCGCCTAAGGTACGGTTTCGATTGGGGCGCTGGGATCATCTTCAAGTACGAGAAGATCCACGCACGGCATGGATACCGCTGGGTTCATCCTTGCCATGAATACCCCGTGCCATATCTGATCAATGAGCAGTATGCCGAAACCGACATGCTCATGGTTATCCACAAGCCTGATCCGACCAAAAGCCGTGGACAGTACCTCCCCCTTCTAGAGATGTCGGTCAAGGAGGATCCGCATGATCCTCGGAATGCGTTCTACTATGCCAGAGAATTGTCATTCCACGGCCATTGGCAGCGCTCGATTGACGAGTGCAATCGCTATCTCGCGCTACCCGGTGCCAATTGGGCGAATGAACGGTGCTATGCCTACCGCGTCATGTCCCGATGCTATTCTGAACTAGGGGACTACGACAACGCTCTCAAGATGGCTCGGCTAGGCGTTATTGAGGCTCCGAACACCCGTGAGCCGTGGATGGAGATTGCAAAGATCACATACCGGCTGGGACTATGGCCGGAGTGCTATGGAGCGTGCAAGTCTGCCTTGCGCATCCAGAACCGGGAATGGGTCTATACTGTTGATCCGGAAGTATGGGGAGCAATGCCCCACGACTATGCAAGCGTGTCCGCATGGAATATGGGAATCAAAGAAGAAGCCCTGCACCATGCAGAGATGGCTGCGGAATTGTGCCCTGACGATTTGCGTTTGCAAGAAAACGTGAAATTCATTAAGAGTGACATGACCCAGAGCGCATAGCTAGAAGGCGAGCCGCATCCCAATGTCTACGCCAGCAACTACGCCACTCACGTATAACTTGTACGTACAGCAAATCGCCAACATGGCTGTCGTCCAGACGACGACTTCTAACGGCGTAGTGGTTGGGGTGGACTCGTCATTCAACACCCTGATCCCGCAGATGCTCAATTACGCAGAACTACGTATTCAGCGCGATTTGGATATTTTGCCTTCGGTTACTACGAACACCTACACGACCATATCTGGCAACAACATCCTGCAGCTTGGCGTGAATGATTTTGTGACGGTCCAGACCCTGACGATTACCAGCAATGGCGTTACGACTACCCTGCTACCTACGACCAAAGAGTTCTTGCAAAATGTCTATGGATCATCGTCTGGCTCGGCAATGCCTCAGTATTTTGCGATGTATGGCGGGGATGCTGCTACTTTTGGCAACACTTATAACAATATTCTTCTTGGTCCTTATCCTGATGGGAGTTACACTGTTACTGTATCTGGCACAGTACGCCTTCCTACTCTTTACGACAATGCAACGTCGTCTCTTGCGTCTACTGCGACGACTTTCATCAGTACGTACTACCCGGATCTTCTCATTCAGGCTTCGATGATCTACGTCGCGCAGTTCCAGCGCAACTTTGGCAGTGCAAGCAACGACCCCTCGATGGGGCCGACGTACGAACTTCAGTACGAAAACCTGCTGAAGGGCGCTTTGACGGAAGAATCTCGCAAGCGCTTTGCCGGAGCGGATTGGTCGCCATATGCCCCGACGCCTACAGCCTCGCTGCCAAGGGGATAATAAGTGCCCCATTCAAGCATCAAACTTACTCCGGGCTTTAACGAGAACGCCACGCCAGCGTTGAACGAGACTGGCTTTGCCAGCGGCAATCTGGTGCGGTTTATCTACGATTTGGCGCAGGGGGCGTTGGTGCAGAAGCTGGGCGGATGGGTCCAATATTCGGGCCTTTCCACTACCGCTATCGTACGCGCCTTGCTGGCATGGGAAGATACAAACGCGCAGACGCACCTTGCCTATGCTACGCAGAACGCTCCCAGCACGACGCAAGCACAGCTGAACGTATATCCTCCGGTAAATGGCCAGTCCGCCATTACCCCGCGCAATACGTCCGATAGCGTTGCTGTATCAGTATCCACAACGTCCGGTAGCAACAAGGTTACGGTCACAGATGGCACGGTCGTAGGCATAACCGACTACGACTCTGTATACATTGCTACGCAGATCTCAGTTGGCGGCATAGTTCTGTTTGGCCAATATGCCTGCGATCCCGATGGCAGCCTTGGATCCGGCACGTATACGCTCTATGTCACTGACATTCTTGGCAATCCGCTTCCTGCCACATCGACTGTAGCGAATGGCGGTTCTGTTGCAAAGTTTGCCACAACCACGGGGACTAGCGCCTCAACGGTAACTGTGACCTTGAACAATCATGGGTACAGTGTCGAAAGTACGTTCCCCGTTCTGGTATCCACCACCGTTGGTGGCGTCACCTTCTATGGACAGTATCTGGTCCAATCTGTAATTGACGCAAACAACTTTACCATCACCGCTCCCACTACGCCGACGTCTGCGACAAGCGGCTACATGAATGGCGGAAATGCGTATTATATCTATAACTTTGGCGTTGGTTCGATCCCTTCTGGCACGGGTTATGGCATTGGTACGTATGGCGGCGGCGGCTACGGGACCGGGACTGCTGTAACGCCAGCTACGGGGACGCCCATTTCGGCAACTGATTGGACTCTGGACAATTGGGGTGAAGTGCTGCTGGCGTGCCCGATCAATGCATCAACGCCTTCATACCAGCCTATTTACGCATGGGATCCTTTGTCGGGCAGTCCCACGGCCACAGTCATCCCGAATGCGCCGCCCGTAAATGATGGCATCTTTGTGGCAATGCCGCAGCGTCAAATCATTGCATGGGGATCGACATTCACCGGCATTCAAGATCCGCTGCTGATCCGTTGGTGCGATGTCAACAACTACAACACATGGATCGGCCAGATCACCAATCAGGCGGGATCGTATCGTATCCCTCGTGGCTCCAAGATCGTTGGCTGTATCCAAGGTCCGCAGCAGGGCTTGATCTGGACCGATGTCGGCCTGTGGTCGATGCAATATATCGGCACGCCATATGTATACTCATTCAATGAACTTGGCTACGGCTGCGGATTGATTGCCCGCAAGGCCGCAAGTTCCTTGAACGGCGTCGTATATTGGATGGGACCTACGCAGTTTTACGCATTGTCGGGCAATGGCATATCTTCGATCGCTTGCCCTGTGTGGGACGTGATCTTCCAAGATCTTGATCAGAGCAACCTACAGAAGATCCGCGTTGCCGTAAACTCACGATTCAGCGAGATCATGTGGTTTTATCCCACAATGTCCGATGGCGGAGAGGTTAACGCATACGTCAAGTATAACACGTCTCTAAACGTGTGGGATTATGGGACGATGGGCCGGTCGGCGTGGATCGACCAGTCCGTGCTTGGTGCTCCTATTGGGGCAGATGCCACGCCCACAGGCAGTTCCTATCTGATCTACCAGCACGAAACCTCGAACGATGCCAATGGGCAACCGCTAGTTGCTACGTTCACGACTGGCTATTCGTCTATTGCAGAAGGCGATCTCCTGACCTACGTGGATCAGGTCTGGCCAGACATGAAGTGGGGCGACTATGGCAGCACGCAGCAAACAGCCACTATCAATCTCACTTTCAATGTCGCCAATTACCCCGGAGATACGCCAGTAGCGTATGGTCCATACTCCCTGACCCAGAACACGCAGTATATCAGCCCCCGATTCCGTGGCCGATTGGTGTCAGTTACGCTGACCAGTAGCGATATCGGATCCTTCTGGCGGCTGGGCAATATTCGGTACCGATATTCACCAGATGGGAAGTTTTGATGAGCGCATCTCTTTCAGACGTTCTGACCACACTCAAGAATGGCGTTACGGCCATCAGCAATGCTGCCCAGACCTACGCCAACGTACAGGGCACCAGCAATGTTTCGTCTATCTCAGCCGGAACCGTTGTGAAAGCATCGGCGGGCCGAGTAGCTTCAGTGTCTGTCACCACTCTGGGAACTAGCACTGGCACCATCTACGATTCATCGACAGTAACTGCGACAAGGCCGATCTACGTGATCCCCACGGCTGTTGGGCTGTATACGGTGAATCTTCCGGCATCCTATGGAATCTATGCTGTCCCCGGCACAGGGCAGGTCATAACGGTTAGCTACTCGTAAACTACTTGTGGAAAGCGCAGAGAAAACGTGCTGCATCTGCAGCCAGCCATATACGCCGCGTCCGTGCCACGCAAAGAAAGCAAGATATTGCTCGAAGAAGTGCTACACCATCTCCCTAAGAGGTAGGGGAAGTGTAAAACTAAAATGCGACATATGCGATAAAGAATACAATAGATCTCCTTCTGAGGCAAACTATTCTATAAACGCCTGCAGCTATAAATGCCGTGGAGTTGCCAATAGGACGGCAAGGCCGGTTTCTAAAGATTATCCATCTGTTAGAAGGTGGATGAAGCGAAGAAATATGATAAAAAAGTGCGAGGATTGCGGTTACGATTCTATCTCAGAAATACTGGTAGTCCACCACATCGACAGGGACCGGCAAAACAATGAACTTGAAAATTTGAAAGTGCTTTGCCCGAACTGTCATGCTATTGAGCATCTAAGTGAGAACCAGAAGGGATGGCGTCATGCCTCTACGAAAAGGAAGTAGCCGGGGCGTTATTTCGTCTAACATTGCCGAAATGATCGACGCGGGTCACCCAAAGGATCAAGCCATCGCTGCAGCCCTGAACGCGGCCCGTAAGGGTCACGCAATGGGCGGTCAGATCAACCCCATGGTGGTCGCCAAGCTGCTTTCCGAGAACTCGCCCCAGAACCTTTCCAAGGTCAAGGCGGCGACGGCCACAGTCCAGCCCGTCATCAATCAAATCATGAATGGCCCACGTCGGGCATTTGCCGATGGTGGTGCCGCAACTGATGACAAAGTGTTCTCTGGCCCTATCCACAGCGCAGTGGCGGGCCGAACTGACCATCTTCCCATGCATGTCCCATCGGGTTCGTACGTCATTCCCGCAGACATCATCAGTGCAATGGGCGAAGGCAACACCATTGCTGGGTTCAAGCACATGCGTCGGATCTTTGGCGGAACGGCATACAGCGGGCAATCTGATCCCTATGGATCGACCTCAGGCGCTCCATATGAACAGAATCCCAAGGCTGAGCCATATGGCGAGCCTAGCGGACCATATGAAAGCGAGATGCCCGGAAAGGCGTCCGGCGGCGCTGCCACCGTGCCCATTGTTGCGGCTGGCGGAGAATATGTTATCTCTCCCGCAGAAGTCCGTGGCGTAGGCGGTGGCGATCTGGAAACCGGGCATCGTGTACTGGATGAGTTTGTCAAGCGCATGCGAAAAGAGACAGTAAAAACACTTAGTAAGCTACCGGGACCCAAAAAAGACTAAGTTGTTACAATAAAAGGATTTTATATGATTGACACCGATGGTTTGGAAATCCGCATTGGCACGCCTGACGATCTTGATGAGGTGATGCGCCTGTCAACCTTAGCGGCTGGGGAAAACGGGTTCTTGATGCCAGATCCTGAGAAGGTTCTGCATGCAGTGTGGG